GGTCAGTGTGCTGACGGTCGCCAGCGTCTGGCTGCCGGCGATCGACGCCGTGACGGCGAGGTTGGCCGCAGTCGGCTGCCTTGCCTCCATGATCGGCCAGCCCTGCGCAGACGGCAGCGACTGGCCGATGCTCCGCGTCAGCGAGTGAACCGCCATGCGCAGGGCCTCGATGGATTCGACCAACTCGCCGTACGCGGCGACCGGCAGCGGGTTCGTCGCGCTGGTGTCCGTCGCGGTGCCGTCCGCACCATGCACGGGCTTCACGCGCTGGTAGAGCACGCCGCCGATCTCGTCGGCTGCGACCGTTGCACCAGTTCCTGGCGTGTACCCTACGTTGTCGGCCATTACCCAAGCTCCAGAGGCGTCGGCGAGACGTAGCCGCTGAACATGCCCATGACGTCCTGCGGCTGCATCGGAAGGTTCTGCGCAGCACGGCCGACGTTGGCGACCGTCTGCGACTGCGTCTGCGCAAGCTGCGCCTGCTCCTTCGCAGCCATCGCGGCGTTGCGCGCCTCGCGAACGCGCGCGACCTGCTCGCTCGGCACGATGATGTGCGGGTCCAGGCCCAGCATCTGCGAGTACGCATCGGCCCACTGATCCGCGTCGAACTTGTCGAGCACGTCGGGCTTCATCTGCGCGACCGCGCCGAGACTGACCGTGAAGCGGTCGATGCTGTTCGTGCCGATCGCCTGCTGCGCCTGCGCCAACATCGACACGAACTCGATGTTGAGGTCCATGCCCGACAACTCCTCGGGGATCGGCGGCACCTGCCCAGACTCCAGCATGTAGTCGAACGTGAGTTCGATCAGCGGGTCCAGCAACTCGCTGTGCAGCCGATCGAGCACAGGCCCCAGCATCAGCAGCTTCTCCTCGTGCCGCTGCGCGACCTCCGTCGCCGTCATGCGCGTGTCGGTCGCGTTCGCCAGCATCAGGAACAGGTCGGCGTAGAAGTTCGACTGGATGCGCTGCCGCACGTCCTGGATGTCCGCCAGCATGTGGTCGAGGCTCAGGCCCACCTCCCACGCCGGACGAATGCCGGCCTGCGGACTCGCTGCGTCGACGAACGTGACACCGCCCGGCAGCGTCTCGATCTCGCGCGACTTCATCGAGGTCGGAGCCTGCAACGGCGGCTTCGTCTGGTAGTCGATCGCCTGTGCCTTGCGCAGCTGCTCGTGCTGCAACTGCCGGATGTCGCCGAGCGCCTCCATGCCGGGGCCGTGGCCGTACACGTCGCCGCCGGCAACCGCCCACCGAGGGGCGAGCACCGGGAAGCGGTTGTAGCCACCTTCGCGCAGGTACAGGCCAGGGTCGCTACCCTGCTCAAAGTAGCACGAGGACCACGGCATGTTCAGCTTGTCGTGCTTCGACGTGTCGCGATCCGCGCGCGGCTCGATCGCGTGGATCACCGTCACCCATGCGTCGAGGTTGCCGTTGTCCCACTGGCTCCGCGTCGAGAGCGTGCAGTTCTCGTACCCGAACTCGCTGACCAGCTGCGCGACCGTCAACTGGAACTCGCGGTACATCGTGTTGACCACGCCGTCGTAGTCCGTCGCGATGGCGTACTCGCCAGCCGTCATCGGGTAGTGGTGCAGGATGCGCTCGCGATGCGGCAGCAGCAGGCTGCACGCCGTCCCGAACGCGCCGAGTTCCTCGTAGCCACCGTGCAGCGTGCGGTAGGTGTTCGACCGCTGGAACACCGTCTGCATGCGCCGCGTCATGTCGAACAGCCAGCGCTCGACAGGGTCGTACTTGTTCAGTTCGGGGTCCGCCGTCGCGAGCTTGAACCACGGCCGTGCCGGCGACGTCGCGCCAGCCATCATGCCGGCACCGAGCACGCGCAGCGCTCGCGTCGCCGTGGAGTCGTAGATGGCGTTGTGCCGGCGCTCGCCTCGGTTGCGGTCCTCGACGAAGTACCGACCGTTGCGCGGCAGCAGGTACGTCGTGATCTCCTGCCAGTGCGCCTTCCAGCTTGCTCGCTCGCTCTTCAGCGACGACCAACGGTTCTGACGATCGGTGCGTAGCTGGTGGCGGTTCTGCATGTCACTCCCCAAGCATGGTCGACTTGCCGACGCCGCCTGGACCGGTCAGCATCGTCGGGTTGCCGCCAGTGTTCTGCGCGGCCAGCAGCGTCTCGACGTTGGCTCGCTTCGATCGCGCGCGGTTGGTCTCCATCATGCCGCGACGCTCCTGCGACATGGCTCTGGCCTCGGCGTTCTGCTGGGCCAGCTGCTGTCGCTTCACGGCCTTCTTCTGCATGTCCATGCCGCGCTCGCCTGAGTAGATGCTGTAGCCCGTTCCGACTACAGCAGCGACTGCCATCGTGATCGCCATCAGAGCTTCCTGCTGTAGATGATGTCCTGCACCGCGTACTTGCCTCGACCGCCCAGCAGCAGCGACAGCTTGCTGTGCTCCTTCGCGTGCCACAGCATCAGCTGCGCGCCGCGCTCCTTCGCTTCGACCTCGGTCTCGTGGATCAGCCGCACGCCGAGTCGGCCGTTCGCCGTGCTTCGATGCGGCGGCGACACGAACAGCACGTCGTTCTGCGCGTAGGTCATCAGCCCGTAGTGCAGGTGCTGCGTGACGAACGTCACCGAGTACCCGACCATCACGTCGTCGACGAACGCGGCGAGGCAGAACAGATGGCCCGCTCGCTGTGCCTGCTGGTACACGTCCCAGCGTGGATGCAGCACCATCACGTCCTTGTGCTTCGCGATCTCGTCGTAGTGCTCGGCGAGCAGGCTTCCGCCTTCGCGCTCGATCGTCTCGATCGTCGTGAGTTCGATCTTCGTGGCGGCTGCGGCGTGCATCAGTAGAGGGCGTAGACGGTGGCAGAGGTGCCGGTGAGTCGCACCCGCTGCGCGCGGAACGGCAGGATGGTCCCAGCTGTCAGCGATCCGGTGGTGTCCAGCGTCGTGCCGTCGGTGTTGATCACCGACACCGTGCCAGCGACAGCCACGAACAGCGCAGCAGCGGGGATCGGGAGGTCGACCGTGTCGCTTCGCGTCACTGGCACGGCAATGCTGAACGTCGACGGACCCTGCGGCACGGTTGGGAAAGCTGGCATGGGGGCAGTGTCAGGCCGGGCGCGTCGGTACGGGCACTACAGCCCCCGGTACGGGTCGTAGTCGGCCACGCTGCCGCGCCTCGGGATGCCGAGGTCGTGAAGGACGTGGCGCTTCGGCGTCTCCATGCAGGCGAGGATCAGGGCCGACGCCGAGTCGGGGCTGCGGCCGATCCGCTCGTAGATCTCCTCGCGGCTGGCGACCTTCAGCGTCTGGCCTTGCAGCTTCCAGGTCGGAGCGCACAGGTCGGCGAGCAGCATCGGGTCGGGCGGCAGCGCGATCCCGTTGTTCGCCTTGGGGTCGAGCGCCTCGCGCATGCGCCACCACAGTTCGCTGCGCAGGTTGGCGAAGCGCAGCCGGCCACTGGCGTCCATCGCCACCGCCGCCTCGGCGACGTTGACACCGACGACCTGCACTCCAGCGTCGCGCAGGATGTCGAACGGCGACGCGCCGACGCCGATCACGTCGATGTGGACGACGGCACGGTCGCGCTGCGCTGCGACGACCTGCCCAGCCACGGCTGCGCCATCAGGCGTCTGCGAGCCGGGCAACCGGATCAACATGTCGAACCACCAGCCGTGCCGGCGCGCGATCACGGTCGAGTCACGGCCGCCGCGCGCCACGTCCACGCCCACCGAGTCCATCGGCGGCAGCGTGCCAGGACGCAGCCAGCGAGCCTGTGCCGCCTCGACCCAGGCTGTGGGGATCACCTGCCAGGGGTCGTCTTCGATGCCGGCGGAGAAGTCACCGTACCGCATCTGCGACCGCAGCGGCTCCGGCAGCGCGTCGAGCGTCGCGGTGTAGCCGGTCGCCATGAGGTACGGGTTGTCGGTCACGCGCGACGGCACGAACGTCCTCGACTGCGGAGTGATGCGCTGGCCGTTGTGCTCGATCTGCGCCGGCCCGTCGACCTCGATCTCCTTGCCGTCCACCACGGCGAACCAGCGGATCTCGCCGGGCTTCGCCGGCCTCGGGTGCGTGCGGTCGAGCCACGGGGCGAAGTAGGCGACGACCCACCGGCCCTCGGCGCTGGTCGGCGGGTTGAACGTCAGCAGCACGCGGCACCGCTGGTTCGCCTCGGTCGTGCGCAGCCAGCCCATCAAGAACCGCACGTCCTCCTGCCGCATGTTCGACGCCTCGTCGAAGATCAGCAGGTCGTGCGGCCGGCCCTGGTACTTGCGGACGTCGCCGGGCGACGGGAACGAGCCAAGCTCGACCTGCGCGTCGCGGCCGTCCCAGCGGCGGAACCGCCAGATGCGGTCGCTGCCGTTGTACCCATCGCGGCTGCCGAGCACGTCGCCGAGGCGGTCGACGACGCCCTGGAGTTCGGTGCCGTTCTGGCGAAACAAGCCCGTGCGCAGGTGCCGCGTCACGGCAAGGCCGAGGGCGAGGTCGGTCTTGCCCCCGCCGGCAGCGCCACCGAAGCCGACGACCGTGGCCGGCGACTCCAGCGCCAACGTCTGCGGCCCCGGCAGCGGGTGCCACGGCCTGGGGTCAGCAGCCAGCAGCCGATCGAGTTCGGCTCGTTCCTCGTCGGTGAGCATGGCGAGCGCCGCCGCTGTGGGCGCGCGCGTCATGCGGGAGAGTGAGGGGCGCGGCAGCCGGCGTCGACGGAAGCATGAACACCGGGAAACGTCGACTGGGCGTGGGAGGGCGCAGCGGCTGCCGGCCCCTCGGTGTGACGCGCGCAGCATGCCCGACGCGCGCGGGCCGGCAAGCCGCCGCCGGCAGGATCAGCTGCGGAAGATTCCCAGATTCTCCGACAGATCGACGCGCGCATTGGCTACGGGTCTCCCTTTGCTGCTTGCGGCTCGGCATCCTGCGCAGCCAGCCGCGCCGTGGCGACGGCCAGCAGGCTGTCGACGCGCCGCGCGCGCTCGGCGTCGTCGATCTTGATCGGCACGCCGGCAGGATCGCCGCCCACCTGCACCGTGCTGCGCTCGCTGTACCTCGGCGACCACCGCGCCAGCAGCTGGAGCCGCGTCCAGACGCGCAGCTTGCGGTGCGCGACGTCGTCGGGGTGATCGCTCGGCTCCTCGGCGATGGCCTCAAGCTCGTCAGCCATCACGTCGAACCCGGCCTCGCGCGCGCGCGCGAAGCGTACCGCGAAGTCCTGATCCTGCGACCTCCAGGTGTAGATCCGCATCACGGACGGCTTGCCCGGCTGCCTCGCGTAGCTCGCCAGGGTCTTGCCGGCGGCGAGCCACTCGACGATCTCGTCGTAGTAGTCGTTCGGGTCGTAGGTCGGCTTGCGTGTCACGGCTCGCCTCCTGCGACTCGACGCCATGAGGATGGCAGCGCTGCGCGGCGCTCGTACCGGCAGATCTTGGCGACGGTCGACTTGAGCAGACCCATGTGACGCGCGATCCAGCCGTAACTGCGTAACTCGTTCTCGTGCGCGTCGCGCACGGCGCGAACAACGGCGTCGGGGATCGTCGAGTTGTGGTGCGTCGCGCCGACTCGGTAGCCGCGCTCGTCGACGGCGACGAGGCGCGTGCGCGTGGTGGTGGTGGTGTGCGTGGTCATCTCCAGGTGCCTGCGATGCGGATGAAGGGCGTGGCGACGCGCCACGTCCCTGCGATGCGGGTGTAAGGCGTCGTGGTCTTCCAGGTGCCGCTGACGCGCAGCCAGACGATCGTGCCCGTCGGCGGCGCTGCGGCAGGTGCGAGCAGCGTCAGCAGCATGGGCTAGACGTACTGGAGGTAGATGTCGCCGTCAGCGCCGCCGGTTGGCGCTGCGGTGCCGCTGGTGATGGTCAGCGTCGCCGCGTTGCCGAGGCCGAGCGTCGTGCGCTGCGCGGCTGCGCTGGCGTCGTCGAGCAGGTCGCGGCCCGCCTGCGTGCAGGCGATCGTCTCGGGCACTCCGGTGCTCGGAGACTGGCGACCGATCAGCGTGTCGGTGGCGAGGTTGGCGAGCTTCGCCAGCGTGACCGCGCCCGTGGAGATCGTCGTGGTGCTGCTGCCTGCTGCGGCCTCGACGTCGCCGAGCAGCTGGCTACGCCGGATGCCGCTACCGCTGAACTCGACACCGTGGCCGACGGTGACCTCCTGCGCTGGGCCGGCGCTGCCGCTGTGGCGACCGATCAGGTGCTGCGAGGTGACGTCGACGATGTCGCTCCACTGCGCCTGGGACAGCGTGGCGAGCGCGCCGAGGCCGAGCGCTGTGCGCTGTGCTGCGGCGTCCGCTGCGGTCAGCAGCGTCTTGCCGGCGGTGGTGACGTCGCCGCCCATCTTGGTCGTCGTGACCGCTCCCGCGTCGATCGAGAACGACGTTGCGTTGCTTGCGACGGTGATATCGCCCTTGTCGCCGTCGCCGAGGCCGCGCACGACGAGATCCCAGTGCAGCGTCCACTGCGCGCCGACGCCCGGCTCGGAGACGGAGCCGCTGGTGTGGTCGACGAGCGCGACGTAGCTGCTGCCGAGGTGCTCGACGACCTGTCCGCGCAGGTAGTTCGTCACGACCACGCTCCCTGGGTCGGCGTGAGGAACACGCCGGCCGGCACGGTGCCGCCCCACTCGCCGGCCCACTGGAGCAGGCCGCCGCCGCCGCCGCCCGTGACGGACAGCGTGCCGTCGGTGTAGGTCAGGCCGGTGCCGATCGCCGCGCGGCCGTAGCGACCGGACAGGTCGATCGTCGACAGCCAGACGGGCGTCTGGTCCTGGATGGCGTCGACGGTCGGGTCGATCCTGCGGATCTCCTCGACGACGTGCCGCAGATCCTCCACGACGGGATCGCGCGACGGCATGGCGCGCGCCGCGCCGGCCGCGTTGCGACTGGGTAGGGCCATGGGGTGATCTTGCCCGCTCCTGCGGATGACACAAGGGGCGGCGAGATTTCTCGCTTTTTTGGAGATCGCACTGTTGACGCGATCGGCGACGGTCGATACGTTCCGCACCCATGAGCACCAACACCCACTGCCTCTTCCTTCGTCACGAGTCGGGCAAGCTGACGCGCTTGGCGGGCCGCAACCTCAACTCGCTGCTGCGGGCGCTGCGCGCTGGCGGCGGCGGCGAACTCATCACCCGGTATCTGCTGTCGGGCTACACCGAGACGCTGGGGGGCCTCCCGCTCGACACCGAGGACACGGATGCCCTCGTCGCCGAGGCCGAAGGGCGGTTCACCGCCTGATCACCTCCAACCCAACACGCCATGGACAAGTCCAAGATCCTCGTCGTCTACGCCCGCGCGCTCGCGGGCGAACTCTGCCCGTTTTGCGGTCACACCGACTCGATCGAGTCGGGGGGGCACGCGAACTACCTGTGCCTTCACTGCGAGGAGCAGTGGGACACGTCTCGCATCCACGACCTCGTCGCCGACCTCGTATGACACACGAGGCCGAATAATCCGATCCGCACCCATTGACGCGATCCGCACCGACGCTACTGTACCCACCTGCCGCTGGCGCACTTCGCGCTGGCGGCCCCTGACCTCCATCTGGAGACCTGACGATGTCCGAGTCCTTCTACCTTTGCCTCTCGACCCTCAAGACCTTCACCGCAGCCGAGGTCGCCGGCCAGCGTGCCAGCCGGCTGCGCAAGCCGGTGCTGAAGCCGCGCAAGTCGGCGCTCGCGCCGACCAGCCTCGACGAGCACTGGGCCAAGACGGCGACGTCGGCGTGCGAGGAGGCCGGACACCTCGCCTGCCTCGGTGGTGATGACGACCGCGACGACGTCGCGGCCCGGCACCTGGACATCGACGGCGAGCCGGTGGACAGCGACTGCCTCGGCCAGGAGGCGCAGGCCCTGCTGTGCGCCATCGCCCACGGCATCAACTGCCGCAGCGCCAACGACCTGAAGCAGCGCGTGGCTGACGTGCTTGCAGACCTGCGCCTGGAGTCGCGCAACTACGCTGCGGTGTGCGAGTGGGTCGTGACGTCGCTGCGCGACACGATCGACTACCCGTGGGACTCGATCGACAGCGACGAGCGCCGCGTGCTGCGCTACCTCGCGAAGCAGATCTCCTCCACCAACTGACCCACCCCCGCCGCCCCTTCGGGGGCGGCACCTCAACCGAGAACACGAACATGGCTACCACCCGCGACCTCCTCTCCTCCGTCCTCGACGCGCACGACCTCACGCTGAGCTGGCGCTCCGACGACGACACCGCGCATGGCCTCGTCGCCGACCGCGCGATCCCCACGCCGACGGCGTACCAGATCTGCCGCGACCTGCTCGCCCTGGGCGTCATCGGCAACTACTCGACGGACGTCGACGACGCCGCCGTCGCATGGCTGTACGTCGTCGACGCGCCGGTCTATCGCGTCTGGCTCGGCCACCGCGCGAGCGGCTGGCGGCAGCGCTACGGCTACGAGGTCGTCGGCGAGTGCGTCCAGACGCGCCTCGGTCGCGTCGACGCGCTGCACATCGCGCGCCTCGAACTGGGCGCGGACATCGTCGCCGTCGAGTGCGAGGACGGCACCTACTGCTACGTCAACCAAGAGGCCGCCGACGCCGACGAGACGGGCGTGCAGGCCGATGCCGTGATCTCGCTGTGCGAGGAGGTCTGACCGTGGCGCACGCGACTGGCACCTACTACATCGCACCGGCCGCAGCACCCGACGACGAGCACGCCGTCGGCTACGACGGCAACGTGTTCGCCTCGGCCGACGACGCCGAGGCCGAGATCCACGCGCTGGCTGCGGCGCTCGGCGGCGACCCGACCGACTACGTCGTCTGCCGGCGCGGCGGCGCGGACATTGGGGGCGAGCAGTGAGGCCGCCCCTCGTCCTCGGCGGCCAAGGCCGCAGTGGCGACGACGCCGTGCGCGACACGCTGGCGTGGCTGTCGGTCGTCGGGGCGCTGCTGGCGGTGCTCGCCGCGCTGCGAGTGTTCGGATGACACAGACCGGCGGCGAGGGTATTGCGCTCCTCGCCCCGGTCGGTACGATCGCCAACCCATGAACGCCATCACTGCCGACGTCCGCTCCTTCGCCGTCCTCGCCGCCCGCGTCCCCGCCCTGCTCGCCGCCGTCGCGGAAGCGCGCGAGACGGCTGCCGCTCGCGGCCTGACCTACGACCTGACCTGCGAGGTCGGCCCGGTGCGCCTGGAGCGCGCGGGTGTCACGCTCGGCGCGGGCAACGTCCGCGACGGCGTGCTGGTCCAGGTCTGCGACGTCACGATCAGCGGCGTCGCGCCGCGCCTGCCGGGCGGCTGGACGCTGGCGGCGGTCGTCGACCACCGGCTGGCCGAGCCGGTCGTGCGCAGCGTCCCCGGCGTCGACGTGCCGGCCGGCGTGCGCGAGCACGGCCGCACCTGCGACCACTGCCAGACGCAGCGCCGCCGCGCCGAGACGTTCGTCGTCGCTGACGACGACGGCCGCGTGCAGCACATCGGCCGGTCGTGCCTCGCTGACTTCTTGGGCCACAAGGGCCTGACGGGCGACGCGCTGCTGACCTACGTCACGCGCGACTGGTCGGCCGAGTTCGGCGGCGGCGGCGGCGAGGGTCGCGACCAGTACGTTCTGCTGACCGAGCGCGTCGTGCTGCTGGCCGGCGCGTCGATCACGCTGCACGGCTGGACGTCGCGCAAGACCGCGCAGGAGCGCGGCACGGCGGCGACCAGCGAGCACGTCGCCGACCTGCTGTTCTCGCGCGGCGAAGAGGCCGAGCGCCTGCACGCGGCGATCGAGCCGGCCCTGACCGACGCGCTGCGCGCCGAGGTCGCCGCCGCACTGTCCTGGGCGAGCGCGTCGACCGAGGACTCGGAGTACGGGCGCAACCTGCGCGCCATTGCGCTGACCGAGGCGATCAGCCACCGCGAACTCGGCCTCGCCTGCTCGCTGCTGCCGGCCTACCGTCGCGCGACGCAGCCGCAGGTCGAGCGCGAGCCGCGCGCGAACGACTGGCTGGGCACGGTCGGGACGAAGCTGACGGCGACGCTGCGCCTGACGCAGGAGCCGACTGCGCACCAGTCGCAGTACGGCACGACCTACCGCGTCGTGTTCGGCGACGCCGCCGGCAACGCGGTCGTCTGGTGGGCCAGCCGCGTGCCGGCCTGGGTCGTCGCCGACCGCGACCTGACCGTGGTCGCGACGGTGAAGGGCCACGCGCTCTACCGCGACCGCAAGCAGACGGTGATCACGCGGGCGAAGCCAGCGTGATCGACCGACCTGCCCCGGTGCGCCTGCTGCCGGGGCTTGCAATCCTCAGACCGATCAGTACTATCCGCACCCATGAACACCGCAGCACACCTCGCAGAGATCCTCGACTTCCAACTCGACGGCGACCCCGAGATCTCCCTCGGCACCGCCTGGGTCGCCACCGCGCGCCTCGACGGCCGCACCTACACCGTGGCCGGTCGCCTCGTCGTGCGCGACGGCAGCTGGCTGCCGCGCCCTGCGGCCGACGGCGTGTTCGCGCACGACGGCTTCGCGACGCCGGCCGATCAGCGCCGGCAGGTCGCGAAGGCCGCCATCGCGCACGTCGACGGGTACATCGACTGGGCAACGGAGCCGCAGGAGCCGATCGATGGATGACCGCTCCGGCCCCTGGCACGTCGACGTCGCGCCGCTGCACGCGGCGTTCGTCTCGCGCGTCCGCTACGACGGCAAACTGCTGCACAGCACCCCGATGCGCCGGACGCGCGAGGCAGCGCTCGCCGACGGCTGGCGCTGCGTCGAGGCAATCGAGCGCGCCTCAGAGGAGTCGCCGTGCTACTACCGAGAGGTGCGCGCATGGAAGCCGTGAAGCCGTGCAAGAACGGACATGTCGGCCCGCGCGACAGCACCCGCCGCTGCCTGCAATGCCGGCGCGAGTCAGACGAGCGTCGTCGCGCTCGGCAGCGCCCGACCGCGTTCGGCGTCTGCTCGGCGTGCGGCGCGAAGTACCGACGACTGACCCTGGGGGGCCTGTGCCTGCTGACGTGCGCTCCCGCCAGTCCGGCCAAGCTGACGCGCCTGCGGCTGCTACAGGCCGAGTCGATCCGCCGTACCCTGCTGACGCTCGACGAGCGGCTCTGGCGGTCGTCGATGTCGTGGGAACGGGAAGACCTGCGAGCGCAGCAGGTGGCGCTGCGGTCGCAGCTGGCTACGCTGGAGGCATGCACAGGATCAGCGACGAGCGACTGAGCGAGTGGATCCGGTCGGCACCACTGCCGACCTCGTACCTCGCAGGTGGCGATGTGCTGGCGATGGCGGTCGAACTGTCCGACCGGCGGGCCGCAGACCGCGACCGCCGCATGCCGTGGTCGGGCCGTGGCGTGGCGCAGGACGGCGGCACCGTCGCGATCGAGCCGTGATCCCGTCGGCTCGCCTGCGCGGCTGGATCGAGACGCTGGCAAAGCCGCGCGCCGAGTGGAGCGCGTCAGGCACCGAACTGCTGGACGCGCTGCGCGAACTGCTGGCCCGCCGGCAGAACGGCGAGCGGCAGGTCACGGCAGGATGGAGACGCAGCGCCGAGGTCTGGGCCGAGATGGCGGCGGCGGCGCGGCAGCGCGAGCAGGCGCTGCTCGATCGCCTGCCGACGCAAGAGGAGGCGAACGAGTGGACGCTCGACGCGCTCTCGTGCCTGCCGGCGGTCGACGACGTCGACCCCGAGGCGGCTGATCGACTCGCCGGCCTGATCGATCGCGCCTCGGCGTGGCTCTCGGCCGACTGACGTTTGCCAGCGATCGGTCAGCAGTGTCCCGATGCGCCTGCTGGCGTCGCGCGCCACAACGTATGCCGGCGTCCGGTCTCTGGGTGCGGCGCAGTGCCGTCCTCCTCGACCAAGCCCATGCGCACGAGATCCGCACGGCGACTGCGGATCGACTGCGGCGACTGCTTCGGGAGGCTGGCGTCCATCGAGTAGAACTCGACCAGCATCCAATCAGCAAGCGGGCGGACGCGCAGCAGTGCAAGGATCGCCTCGCGCACTTCGTTGAGGCGCAGCGAACCGATCGACCGCGCGGCCTCGTGCGACGTGTCGGGATCGGTGCTGCGCGCGCGGGCTTCCAGCTGCTCGTGGATCCAACGAGCCATGGCTCGGACCTCGCCAATGCGCGCGTTCTCAGGGAACGAACTGAGGGCCGACAGCCGCATCGGCGACGGGAGTTTTTCGGTGATCACGTTCCTGCCTTTTTGCGGTTCCATTCTTGTGCAAGTTCGCAGCCGCTTCGCATGTTGCACAGACAGTTCTTGCACTCTTCGTTCGGGTACGGGTTCTTGTCCAGCAACTTGTAGTGGGCTGCGCGCAAGCGGCGGTGCTCTTCACGCAGAGCGTCGAGCTTGGTTTGCAGACTGCTTTCCCGATCACTGCGGGTCGCGGCGATTTGAAGATCGGCTTTCAGGTTGCGGACCAGTTGCCGCAACCGTTCGGCGTCCATCCTGTCGATGTCTTCGGACAGACGGTGCTCCTCGCACCGAGCGTTGCCGGCTTCGTCTCGATGCGTCGCTGCCGCATGACAGCATGCGCAAGGCCACATCGGCCAGATTGGATTTCTCACTTCTTCCCCCTCGCCCGCTTGGGCTTGATCGGCTCGACGGTGACGCGAACCTTCTGGATGCAGTCGCCGTCTACTTTGATCCAGCACTTCGCATCTCCGAGCCGATCGAACAGCAGCCGCCCCAAGTCACCTACTTGGCGATGCAACCAGCCGCGCCGCGACACCACGGCATACGCCTTGAACGTCTGCTTCTTCACGGCGTCTCCTTCGCCGCGAGCGCGGCCTTCAACGCCTCAAGCATCGTGTCCATGCTGTTCCGGTTGCCCTCAATGTTGGCCGTGTACCACGGCATCAGTAGCTCCTTGGGCATGTTCTCCAGTTCGCGGCGGCGGTCTCCGGCGATGATGTGGCACTCGAAGTCGCGCTTCCCAGCCGCATCGAACGACTGGAAGCAGATGGCGGTTTCCCACTCATGCCACCCGAAGCCAGTGATTCGGTAGACCACGCTGATCCAGCAATCGGGGTCGAGTTGTCGGATGAACCGCTCTTCGCCATGTTCGATTTGCCAAGACGAGAGGTTAGTGTCAGCAACAAACGTCACAGCATATCCTTCGCCGCGAGCGCGGCCTTGAACGCCGACCACTCCTCACGCGACGGCTGCACGACGACGCAGCCCAACAAGCTGTCGCTGTCGTCCTCGACGTTCGCGGCGACTTCCCTCGCCGCCGCCTCGATGGCGCGCAGCCGCTGGTTCTCGGCACGCAGCCGATCCACTTCGTCGATCGACCGTTTCCACGAGGCGATCATGGCCGACACCATGGCGTCGGCTTGGTCCTCGCTCAGCTTGTCGATGTCGGTCACGTCGTCTCCTTCGCCGCGCTCGCGGCGAGTTCGGCGTCGATGGCGTCGCACAGCGCGGTGGCGAGGCGGACCCAGCAGGCTTGGCGGGCGGCGGCGGCGGCGGCGGCGCGGGCGGCGGCGGAGGCGACGGCCCAGCCGACGGCGGCGGCGTTGGCGGCGGCGGCGGCGGCGGCATCGGCGGCGGCGGCGTCGGCGTCGGCGGCGTCGGCGGCGGCGGCGTCGGCGGCGGCGTAGTCGGTGGCGCGGGCGGCCCAGTAGACGGCGGCGGCGGCGGCGGCGCTATCGGCACTCAGCCGTGCGTCCGCGACGCACGCCGCGCAAAACGACGCACGCACGCGATCCCACGCGGCATCGTCCAGGCGATGCCACCGCGCCATTTGCTTGCCGAAGCGGCCAGCCCACGCGAGAGCATCGGCCTTGGACTGCCCGTCGAACATGGGGACCGTCAGTGCCGCCAGCCACGAGGGCATGACGGTTGACAGGCACTTGCGGCTGTCGTCGATGCCCGGAGCAATCGCCCCGAGAATGCAAGCCAGTTCGCGGCCGTGTTCATCTTCGAGATGCCACGCTTCCTGCACCAAACGGCCCTCGTGCAGATGCGCCAGGATGCGCTGGCTCGCTTGAACGTTGTCGATGTCGGTCATGGTCAGGTCTCTCTGAACGGCAGGCAGTTGCTGCTTGGTGATTCCCCAAGCACTTGCAGCATGGATTCCTTCTTGGCGATCAACCAGTCGAGCGGATAGATCGCAATCATGTGCGAACCACTCCCGCTCGACTTGGCAAGAAGGCGCACAGGGGTCAGTTGGAACTGCGGGAACTCCTCGGCAAACCAGTCGCGAACGCGCGATCCGATGACCGTGCGCTTGCCATGGTCCAGCCTGTCCCAATCAATACCACACACTTCGGACACAGCGGCTCGCACCGGAAGCCACTTTGGCAACATGAGCGCAGCGATGCGCAAGCTGTCCGCGATCATGTTGTAAACCTCGACGGCTTTACGCATGCGGAGAGCTTCGTCTTGCTTGCTTTCGGTCACTTCAATGCCTCCTTCGCGCGACGGTACGCGCTGCAACCGGGGCACGAACACGAGGCATGGCCGAGCGGCATGTTCGGGACGTGCTGCGCCTGCTTGGCCGGCGACGCCTTGCCTCCGGCCTGCGCCCAGTCGGCCTTGAAGCTCTGCCAGCCGCGCTCGACGCAGGTGCGAAGCGCCTGCTCCAGCGACATGCCGGCGGCGGCGGCCTCGCGGCGGATGCCGTCGATCACGGTCTCGGTGACCGGCGCGCGGCGCTGCTTGCGCAAGGTCAGGTAGTCGGTCCACACCACATCAGGCACGTCCTCGGGACGTGCAGCCGCGCGCGAGCGCGTGCTCTTCTTCTTCTCTGCCTCTGCCTCTGCCTCTGCCTCTGCTTGCGCAACGGTAGACGTTGCAGCCGTAACGGATGGCGTGGCGGCACGCTGCTCCTTCAGGCGGTTGCGGTAGCGCTGCATGCGCTCTGCCGCAGTGTGGTCCCGGTCGCGGTACTTCATGAAGTTCAGAATCGCCCAGCCACCGTCGACGCGCGCGATCCTGCGGCCGTCGAACGACGCCGTGCGCGACTCAGCGTCGGGTCCGGCGAGCGCTCGCAGCGCCTCCATGCCTTCGTCCAGGCCGACGCCGGCCCGCCGAAGGACGCCAGAAGCGCTTGCAGCCACGAACCCGTACCACCCGGCCGGCACTACCCACCCCGCCGAGATCGTCGAATCCAGGGCCAGCACAGGCTCGTCCTGAGGCAGGTGGCGCGGCGTCGCCATCAGCAGCATCGCCAGGAAGACGCGCGTCGCGCCGGGGTCGCTCCACAGGCTGGAGTCGAGGATTCCGCAGTCGAGTTTCACGAACGGCATAACGCCCCCGTAGCGTCACGTCCGTTCGCCGTCAACTCATTTCGGGCGGATCAGGATTCCGACGAACCCCTGTCGATCGGGGTCGAGGTCCATCTCCTGCGACGTGCTCACGAACAGCGAGTCGTCGATGCACAGCGCGTCGGCGATTCCGTCGTAGGCCGCCTTCATGCGGGCCTGCATGTTGTCGACGTCCTGCCGGCGGCGCGACGGCGCGTAGAAGGTCGTCGTGACGCGCATCGGGCGCGAGACCCAGGACGGCGGCGTGGGGTAGTGCTTTCGCACGATGCACGCGGCGAGGAAGCGGTACTGCCGGACGTGCTTCCATCTGGTCGACCAGTGGACGCGCGAGTTCGGCGACATGGTGCTCGACGGCCACGGCAGGCAGATTTCGATGATCTCCATCGCCGGATCGTAGCACGGCGAAAAAAACTTTCGCCGCCTACTTGCACCGGTCGATGCCTGTCGCTACCTTCGCCACGGCATGAACACCCAAGACAACGTTCCGTCCCTCTTCGCAACGATCGCCAACCTGTACTTCACGCTCAACGCGCCGGCACTGGTCGAACCGCCGGCCTCGGCCGAGTCCCCGTGGGAGCGGGGGTACCAGTTCGGCAATCGCGGTGCGCGCCTGCGCGCCGCGCAGTCCGCTCTGTTGGACCTCCTGGTCACACTGGACCCCAACTGGAAGGCCACCTGGGACGAGGCCAGGGAGCAGTGCGCAGCAGCCGCTGCGCGCGCAGCGCGCGCGGCCGACGTTGCCGCCGAGGAGGTGACCAAGTGACGTTCCGCCAAGTCGTACCCGTACAAGCCGGCAGCGCCGAATGGCGCAGCATCAGGGCCGGCGACGTTACCTCGACGGAAGTGGCGGCGCTGTACGACGCCTCGCCGTACCTCACACCGTTCGAGTTGTGGCACAGAAAGTCCCGGCGCGAGGCCGGCGAGTTCCAAGCGTCGACCCGCATGAAGTGGGGCACGCGGCTGGAGCCGGTCATCGCCCACGCCGCCGCTGAGGAGCACGGCTGGTCCGACGTCGAGCCGTACAAGAACTACATCCGGCTGCCAGTCCACCGAGCGGGGTCGTCGTTCGACTTCGTCGCGCGTGTCGACGGACACGACAGCCTGATCGAATGCAAGAACGTCGGCCTCGACCGAGTGCGCCACGGCTGGGTCTTCGACGGTGACGAACTGCGTGAGGCACCTCTGCACATCGAGTTGCAGGTGCAGCACCAGCTGGTAGTCTCTGGCATCCAGACCGCGCACATCGCGGTGCTCGTCGGCGGCAACAGCCTGCACGTTCTGCGGCGTGAACGCGACGCCGGCATCGCGGCCGACATCCTGCGCCGCGTCGACGAGTTCTGGGTATCGGTCGACGCCGGCAAGTCGCCGGCAGCCACGACCGAGGACGCCGACTTCGTCATCCGCTCGTTGCGCGCGCAAGCCGGCGACCACAGCGTGACGTGCGACGCTCTGGAAGTGGTCGAAGACCTGCGCGAGTACTCGGTGCTCGGCGAGCAACTCAAGACCCTGGAGGCGCAGCGCGACGCCGCCAAGGCTCGCGTGCTGCTCGCGGTCGGCGACGCCGGCAGCGTCGTCACACCCATCGGCAAAGTGTCCTGCGGCATGACCAAGGACAACCCCGGCAAACTCGTCACCGCCGACATGGTCGGCACCTACGTCGGCGCGCGCGCCGGCTTCCGCCAGTTCCGCTTCACCCCCAACAAGGCCAAGTGATTCCCATGACCGACACCACGCAAGCCCTCGCTCCGATCGAGCAGGCACGCCTGACGCTGCAACGCATGCAGCCTGAGTTCGCTGCGGCGCTTCCGCCGCAGATCCCCGTCGAGCGGTTCATCCGCACGACCATGACCGCGATCAGCATGCAGCCCGATCTGCTGCAAGCCGACCGCCGCAGCCTGCTGGCCTCGACGATGAAGGCAGCGCAAGACGGCTTGCTTCCAGACGGCCGCGAGGCCGCCCTGGTCATCTTCAGGGGCAAGGCCGGGCCGGCTGTTCAGTACATGCCCATGATCGGGGGCATCCTGAAGAAGCTGCGCAACAGCGGAGAACTCGCTTCCATCGCAGCGCACGTCGTCTACGAGCAGGACCGCTTCGTCTACACGCTCGGCGACAACGAGTCGATCCTGCACGAGCCGCTGCTCGACGGCGACCGTGGCAAGCCGAAGGCGGTCTACGCCATCGCACGCCTGCGTGACGGCAGCGTGCTGCGAGAGGTGATGACGATCACCGACGTCGAGAAGGTTCGGTCCGTGTCGCGAGCGCGCGACAGCGGGCCGTGGGTCCAGTGGTGGGACGAGATGGCTCGCAAGACCGTCCTGCGGCGGCTGGCGAAGCGCCTGCCGTCGAGCAGCGACGACGTGAACCGCGTGCTCGACAACGACGACGAGACGTTCGACTTCTCGCAGAAGCCGGCCCAGCCGGCCCCGGCGTCGCCGTTGGCGGCTCTTCGGGCCAGCATCGCCGTGGAGCAGCCCGCCGAGCCGATCGCCGAACAGGCAGCCGCTCAGGAAGGCGAGGAGGCGCAGCCGTGACCGTCAACCTCGACAACCTCCTGACCCCCGACGACCTCGCCAAGCGCTGGGGCTTGAAGCCCTACACGATCAAGGCGATGCGGCGGCGGGGTGAAGGGCCGCCGGCCGTCCGGTTCTCCGAGCGGCTCATCCGCTACCGCGAGGCCGACGTCATCGCCTACGAGCGCGACGTGCTCAAGAAGGCGATGATGGAGAAGCGGGAGCGGGCTTCGCAGTAGGAGGCCCCAGCACGCGGCGCATCCCCGCCGCGATGGCTGGCTTGCCGGCGGCAACCAACCTTGCCGCCGGCAGCAGCCCCATCGCCACCAGCGCGACCACGACGGCGTCGACGAGGTCGAACGATGGGTCGCCGGGAGGGACGGCTTCGCCGCCACCACCGACCGGCGACGGGGCCGGCGCGACGGACGCAGCCCACTCTCGCAGCGACTCGCAGGACGCGAGGCACGCCAACACCAGCAGAAGAAGGAATCGGTTCATCGTGCTCGGTGGTCGTGAATCGTGGTCACGATCTCTTGAAGGGCTTGCATCTGCGACTTCGCCGTTTCGGCGAACAACTTCGTCGACGACTCAACGGACTCGGCGAACGTCGTCGTCATCCGCTGAACGTGCTCGTGCTGCTCCTTGCGCGCTTCGCCCATGTGCCGCAGGAACACGACGACCACGACGATCACGATGCCGGCCGCTCCACTGCTCGCGACGTCTTTCCAGCTGACGTCGGCCCCAGAAACCTGGGCGAGGCCGCCGGCTCCTACGAGTCCGAGCGCAACAGTCGCGGCGAGAAGCTGACCAGCGGTCATGGAACCTGTGTACCAACTGTCCATAGGTCACGGGCACTAGCGGTTGGTGATGCCGGCACGAGCCTGACCGCTGATCAGGCCGCGCGCCCAGTCGAGAGCCGTCTCTGGCTCGACGCTTCCAGCAGAGACGCGCGCCGCGAAGCCGAGCGGGCGGCCAGCCGCTTCAAACGGGAGGCCGCCGCTGATCATCGTCAGCAAGGTCATGAAGTCGCGCGGCATGGTCGGGGAAACTTTGCCGCCTCCGAGCGTGACGGCGAGGACGTCGTCCAGGCTGCCGATCGCGCGCATCAGGCTCTCGATCGCCGGGCCGGCGGACATGCGGTCGTTGTATTTCACGTCGTCCCAACCGTTGACCGTCGCCGACGCCAGCTGCTGGCCAAACGGGATCGCGCCTGCGGCGAAGCGCACTTGGCTGCCGACCACCATGTCGAACCACGCAGTGACCATGCGCCCGTCGTCGTCCTCCTCCTCGAATCCCCTGCCGAGCAAGCGCACCAGCGCTTCGCCGACGACCGCCGGAAGGGCGAGGCCAACGAGGTACGCCCAGAGCAGGTGCGGGACCGCCCTCGGCACGTTCCAGTTCACGCTGCGCAGCGCGGCCTCCCAGGCCGTGGCGTTGGCCTGCGCGACGCTGTTGAAGTAGCTCATGAACTGCGTGAGCAACCGCTCGAAAGGCGTGCCAGCTTCGCCGGCAGACACGTCGATCGCACGCAGGACCAGCTGCGAGGTGCGGACTACGGAGTCGGCATACGAGACCGCATGGGCGCGGACCTCGTCCTCCGTCCACGAAGCGTCTGCGGTTGCCAGCTGCTCGTCGAACGCGGCGTTCCACACGATCGTGTCGACCATGTTCTGCGTGAACCCCTGCAAGAACAAGCCGTGCTGCCCGAACCACTGGCGCGCGCGCCCATACGCAGTCGGCTGCTCGACGTAGGTCCGCATCTCGTTGATGAGGGTCGACATCTGGTTGCCCAGGTGCTGCCGCATGAACTCGCTCCGCTGGCAGTTCTGCGCCATGGTGCCCCAGCCGCCAGAGACGAAGCTCCAGATAGCGTGCGCCCAGTGCCGCATCGGGATCCGAAGCAGCGCGATCGGCAGGCCGGAGATGTTCTGCAATGCGTTCGGCACGTTCAGGAACATCTTGCCCAACGTCGTGTTGCGGCGCAGACCGCTAAACAACCAGTTGAACGCTTTGCTGTTGTGCGGCTGCGAGGTCGTGTTGTTGAGCGCACGCGAAAGGAACGGACGCAGCACCTCCTGGTACAGCGTCGGGTCCATCAGGTGCATCTCCTGCATGACCGTGTAGTCCGTCAGCAGTCGATTGACGTCGTTGACGACAGGCGCTACCTCGGTGTAGCGCACCACCTGATCGATGTGCGACTCGATCATGCGCAGGTCGAACGACAACGGCTCGTGGACCGACTCGTTGCGCTCGCGCGTGAAACCGTCATCGGCCATGGGAAGCTGCTGCCGCATGTCGGCCTGCAACTCGGCGATCGACTCGACTCGCGCACCGATCGGCGACTTCGTGCTGTCGATCTTGGCCGGGACGTAACCACCCGAGAACGTGCCGTAACGGTTGACGATCGGCGTGCGGCCAACCGTCCGCATGATCGATCCCGTGATGCGCTTGTGCGCCCCCTGGATGCTCGGCAGCAGGCTCTCGTTCAGATCCCAGACAGCCTGCAAGAACTTCCAGTGCGTTGCCTGCAAGCGGCCACTCTCGTTGAGCGCCTCGACGAAGGCGTCCCATTCCTGGCTGTTCAGCACCATCTCATTCGTCGCAGCGTCTCGCTCCAGGAAGCCGAACGCCTTGCCGTAGCCAGTGCCGCCGAGCAGCAGCTTGCGCTTGTTGCTCTGGTTGCCGATGTGCAGGAGCGCACCCAGCAGTTCGCGCATGTCGGCGAAGGTGTAGATCAGCCGGCCGTCGCGCGACCGGAACTCGATCCGACGCTGCGCCGCCGGCACGTCGGCGTCGAGCGGAGCAGACCTGAGAATCGTCGCATACGTCGACAGCACAGACTGCCGGCGTGCTTCGTACCGGACGAAGGCGTCGTTGATCGGCGTCCAGATCAGCTTCGTCCAGATGCCAGGGGTGCCGCCGTCGAATCGCAGCATGGTGTGCTCGACTCGCTTCCACTTCGCCACGAAGCTGCCGAACCAGGAGAGCTTCTCCTCCGTGTCGGTGCGCTTGCGGTCGCGGCCAGGGACCGGGCCACGAATCCCTCGGTCGGAGATTGCCTGCAACAGCAGGTCGCGCGCGTCGCGGAACGACTGCCGACGCTGGTCGAACACCACCTCGCCGCGCTCGACGGCCGCGTCATGCAGCGCCTCGATGACGTCGCGGAGCGTCCTCCACTGCTCGACGGTCATGCGACGCCATGGCGGCTGGTCGTTGCCGCGCCCGGTGATCGTCTGGCGCGGCAGGCTCGCGATCAGCTGCCGCAGTCCGGTGACCGTCGGCTCGATCTGCGCCCACAGAGCAGCATCCAGCTGCTGCACCGTCGACCATATCTGCTCCGCACGCTCTGGCGTGAACGATGCCGGCGCGTAGCCAGCCTCAGTCAGCAACGCCTGCGCAGCGTGGACGTACAGCATCTCCAGCTTCCGAGCGCGCGTCTGCCCGATGTTGAACAGGCGAGACACGAACGTGCGGAACTGCTCGGCCTCGCGCCTGATCGTCAGCGCTTCCGCCGTCATCTGCTGGTAGAGCAGCTGCCTCAGCTTGGCCTGCGATGCGGCACGGTATCGGACGTCGCGACCGCCCTGCGGCATGCTCGTGATGTCCTTGCGCAGCGCCTGCTGCGCTTCGGTCGCCGACCGCCGCTCCTGAGCCAAGAAGTCGCGCGGGTTGATCTCGCCGATGACGCGCGTGCTCAGGTTCTTGCGAGCCTGACCGGCTGCGGCCTGGGCCAGCATCAACTGCGGGACGGTGCTCTCCGCAGCGCCGGCAAAGCGGCTCCTCTGCGCCTGGAGCGCTCCGATCTGCAAGTCGAGCCACTGCAATCGTTGCAGGTCAACTCTGTCGAGTGGGGTCTGCTCGTCGAGCAGCATGCTGCGCTCCTCTCGCGCCGCCTCCAGCTGCGGCTCGATCGACGCCACAGCGTCGCGAGCCTGCTGCATCTTCCGACGATGACCTGGGAGTGCCGCGATGGCGACCGTCGTCAGGTTGGTGTTCAGCCACATCGCCTCGGCAGCTACGAGCCGCGCGCGAAGCTCGCCATGCACAGCCTCCAGAACGGCTTGGTCGCGCGCCTTCGGGTCGACGAGGTTGCCGAACTCCTGCTGCATGCGCTCGTCGAGACGGGCATCGATCGCCTGCTGTGGAGTCGGGGCAGCTGCCAGGGTCGACATCATGCCGGCGACGTCGGCCCGCATCGTGCCATCTGGGTCGTTGCTCACGAAGCCAAACGCTGTCGCCACCTGCTCGGGGTCTGCGCCGCCCCTGCGCATGTACTTGTCGAGATTGACCGTGACCGAGATCAAGTTCCCGGACGGATCACGCTCGATGCGCGAGAACGCCGCCAGATCCGGCATGCGCGCAATCGCGTCTCGATCCAACTTATGCCCGTGCGCGGCCTTGCTGTCGTCGCGCGCGGTCTGACCATCCTGCCCCACCAGGATGCCGGTCTTGAAGTAACTGATCAGCCGGTACACCGGCTGCTCCATGACCTCTGCCGTGACTTCGGCCCGCAGGCGCTCCCTCTGCGCTCGCGCGGCGCGTTCGCGGTCGGCAGAAGCCCTCGCAATCGCAGGCTGCGACAGCTGCAACTGACGCACGCTCTGCTGCGTCAGCTGCGACACCGACTCCAGCCGCTGCGCCTCCATCAGTTCCTGCAACTCCTGCCACTGGTCGTCGCTTCCAGGGAACTGCTCGCGCGTCTGGAACAGAGGCTCCAGAGCGTTGGCCGTGATGGCGGAATCGACCGACTGCTCGGCCGCAAGCATGCGCCCCATGACGGCACGCACCTCGTCGGTCAGCATCGGCAGGTCGTGGCCCGTGGCGGCCCGGTACGCGACGTTGATGTTCTCAATCACCTCTCGGTAGTACCTGCGGATCCATCGGGACAGGCGATCGAACAAGCCGCGCAATCCTGGCGTCGGAGCGACGCCCTCGAACAGGTACTTCTCGTAGCTGTACGCGAACGCCTCCCAGTGCCGCTCCTGCTCCTGCATGGTCATGGCGTTCCACGTCGCGAGGTCCGCAACGCCGAACCAGCCAAGCAGAACCTGCACGTCGCGAAGGTGCCTCGGGTTCGGCCAAGGACGCGACGCCGAGCGGAACAGGTAGCGCATCATGTTGTGCGCCTGCTCGTGGACGTGCGCCTTCAGGTTGCCAGTGTGCAGCAGGCGGGCGCGGCGCGTGTTGATGTCGATGTTGGCTTCTTCTTGGGATCCCTCGCTGTACAGGATGCTGGTGTTCGTCTGATCGTCTCGCTCGTCGAGAGGGATTACCGAGCCGTCTTCGGTGAACGTAACGGCATCGGCGAGCTTGATTTGCTCAGGACGGAATACGATGTACGAGTCGCGTGCCTCAGGAATGCGGCGAAGGAACTCTTCGTCGGTGGACACTTGATGAACTCGACTCCACTGCGCGTTGTCACTGTACGCTTGCGCTGCGACCTGTGCGCTCAAGGATCGTCTCTGTTTCGATCCAGGATCGCCAATCGCTATCTCGCGCCGATTCAGGTACACGACGCTGTCGTAGCCGTGCATCTGTATCAGTAGCTGAAGCCCAATCTCTTCAAGCTCCGCTTGCCCGACGTCGCTTGGCTTAATCGTTGGAGACGTCAGCCACGACCTTGCAACACGTTCGTAGTCGGGGTCGACAGGCTTTTCTCCAATCGAATACCTGAATGCGTCGTGAGCTTTGTAGGTCTTCCCGATGGTGCCTGTAAGTAGCAATGACTTAACAATCTGCTCAAGTTGATCGAGTGCTGCGTAAGCCGCAGTCTGGTCTCCTCCAAACCAACCCATGTTGGTGAGTTGTGGGATAACTCGACCACTAGTCCAGATTCCAACATCTTGAAGACGTAGCGGGTTCCTGATCTTCAGGTAGACGCTGAACAACTTCTTCTTGTCAAGCTCCCCACTGTTGCTTGAGGCAAACTTGCCTGCGACCGCAGGCTCGACGCTGAAGTGGGCACCAAGGTTGCCCGTCTCGTAGACCGTCTTGAAGACGGTGAACGGCTTCGCCGCCGCGTGAGCCGTCACCGGAACATCGACAGAGGTTCCGTGGAACGCGCGTACAAACCCAGACGCAGCAGCAGACTGGTCGCGCAGCTGCTGCACCGGAGCACGCTGCTCTGGCGTCGAGTTGGCGAACTTCTCCGGCGTGCCGATGTCGGCGGCGCGCACGGCGTCCATGTACTGCTCGCGCAACACGCCGACGCCCTTCGACGACAGACGCTTGCCGGCAGTCGGCTTGTTGGCCTCCTGTAGCTCAAGCGGCTTCGGCCACTCGACCATCGGGCCTTGGTCACGCTTGTACTTGCCCCTCCAGTTCGGATTGAAGGCGTACCAGAGGACGTCGGGTCGGCCGTCCTGCCACTCCTTGAACTTCTCGTAGTCCCAGTCCTCTGGCTTCTGCTTGTCGTCCCACGGCATGCGCGCAACCGGGTACAGCCCGTGCGCGGCGTAGATGGACGGCAGCGCAGTGTCGAATGAATCGGCCTTCCACCCGCCCTGGTCGATGGCGAGTTGCAGCATGTAGGTCATGTCCCCACGCTTGCTGGGGCTGCCGAAGCACGACACGATGTCGCCGTCCTTCTTCAACGCAAAACCGGCCTCGCCGTCGTCGGTGAGGAACAGCCGCATGAGCAGGTAGTCCTCGGCAGGGTAGGCGTGGACTGCGGCCCCGTACTGCGTGTTGGCCTTCTTGCTTGCCAGCACCGCTTGCCGGAACGCTTCTGCGCTTCCCTTCTCGCCCTTCCTCAACTCCACGATGCGGCGCGGGCGCATGCCGGCGTCGCGCATGATCTGCATGAACGCCGGAGGGATGATCCACTCGGTGCCCTTGAGTTCGACGCCGAGAAGCTCGCCTAGCCGTACAGGCGCAGCATCTCGCGCGCTGCTGTTTCGCTTACTCCATTCACCCGCATCACCTCCTGCACCAGACTCTCTCCACTGTCGGACGATGGTGCCGGTGTTGTACTTGGCACGCTCGTTGACCTCGCCGAGGACGGTGTCGCTGGCTTGTTCCCGCCAACGATCAAGACGCCGTCGCCGATCACTGCCGATGCCTCGACCTGCTCCCACTTCAAGGGCTTCTTTTCGATCATGTGAGAACCACGCACTGAAGAACTGCTGGCTTTCGACGAGAGGGTCGCCACCGATGGCGGCCCCCAGCGTCTCCAGCGAAGCATCGGATGGTAGCACAGCCAGCATGAAGCTGTTGTGCGTGAACGTGTCATGGAACCCGGCCTGCGCCAGCTTGGCCTGCAACCCACGAATCTGGTCGGGCGTTGCGCCGGCCGCGATGCGGAGCGCCGCAGTCGTCGTCGCGGTGGCGTCCACGAACTTGGACGCCGACACTGCGGTGACGTTGTCCAGCCCGAACACGTTCCCGATGGCGCGGGCGATCTGGCGCGTGTTGGCCGTGTTCGGGATCGTCACCGTGATCGCCAGCGACGCCTCGCCGTTCTGCATGGCGACGGTCGTTCCGACAGTGCCAGCCGTCTCAAACTCGGCCAGCACCTTGGGCAGGAAGTCGCCGATGACCTTCGACGAGACCTGCATCTTCTGCTCGTCGGTCAGCTTGGCGTAGCGACCAGCCAGAGCCGCGTCGGACGTCGCCGGCTGCACCGGCAGCATCAGGGTCACGTTCGGATCCGGCTTGGCATCGGCGCGCTCGTTCACCACGGCGTCCATGGCCGCGCGCGACTCGCCTGCGTAGCTCGACGCTGGCTCGATCTCCGTCGAGACGTCGACCCACTCAGGGCGCGTGATGCCTTCCGCCAGCTTCCAGATCGCCTCGCGGGTTTCCTCCAGCGTGGCCTCGCCGGCACGGTACTTCGCCCACAGGTCGTTCACCGGCTTCTTCATGCCGGACTTCTTCGCAGCCTCAAACAGCCCGCGAATGGCTTCCCAGGTGATCGACTGCTCTTCACGGACCTGGACGCCGGTCTGCGCAGCCGCTCGACGGTACGCATCCAGGAAGATCGCGTAGCCACCGTGCAGGCCAAGCCGCGCGTCCTTCACCTTGCCGCCAAGCCCGTAGGCGACGGCGTCGTCGCTGGCCGACAGCGGCATCATCAGTGCCGCAGCGATGGCGTGCGTGTCGATCGTCGCCGCAGGCAAGAACCATGGCGAGTAGATGTTGTTGTAGAAGTTGCGGACCTTGTGCGCGCCTCCAACCTGGACGTGGATGTTCTCGAAACGCCCGTCCTCGAAGATCGAGATCGCCTTCAGGATCGTGTTGTAGCTGCCCCATCGCAGCTTCGCTTCCTTCCTTGCGTCCGGCTTGCCGGTCATGCTCGGGCCAGCCATGCCGCCTTCCGGCGTGATGATCGCGAAGCTGCGCGAGTTGTGCGCCTCGTCGAACAGGCGCACCCAGTAGCCAGCCATGCGGAGATCGCCAGCGTCGAGAAGATCCTTGAGCGTGCCGCTGCGAGCCAGCTGCATCGATGGGCCAGCGTTGAAGGCGTACAACTCCGCACGCTTGGCCTCGGCCGCAGGGATCTGCTTCTCCAGCTTCGCCTTGGCCGACTCGTACTCCTCCATCAGCTTGGGGTACTCCTCCTTGCGCTCGGCGAACTCCTCAGCGGTCTCCGACTTGATGCGGCGCGGACGCACCGGCCGCTCGGGCTTGGTGATCTTGTGCGCAGCGATCTCTTGCAGCAACGCCTCAGTGCCTTCCTTGTCCTGCGTCTCGCGAGCCTCGCCGAGTGCATCCTCAAGCTCTTCCAGGCGCTCTTCGTAGACCGCAAGCTCCTCTTCGTACTGCTGCATCAGCTTGTCGCGCCTGCGAGCGAAGCGTTCGCGACGACGATCCCACTGCTCGTCGGTCTCTCCAACGACCGGCTTGGACGGGCGCGTCGGCTTCTCAAGCGAAGCCAGCTTCAGCTTCAAGGTGGCGACGTTGGCATCCTTCGACGCCATGAGCCTCTGCCACAAAGCCTCCATCCCTGGAGTCCACGTCGCGTCGCGCTTGGAGAACAGGATGTCGGCGATCCTGTCCCCCATGCTGACGTTCTCGAACCAGTTCTTCTGCGGAGACAGCACAGCCAGGATGCCGGCTGCCTGCATGGGCGAGATGTTGTACCGCTTCGCCATCCAGTCGGCGATGCGACGCGCGCCGACATACCACAGCTTGGCGCGCGCACGCCACTCTGGATTCATGCGCTCGTGCAACCAGACAAGGTTGTCGCGCGCAAAGTCGATGAATCCTTCGATCTGCTGCTCGGGCGTCTGAGTCTCGTCCCAGCGGTAGGCGACGCCGAGATCGCTGTCCTTCAGCACGTCGAGGTTGCTGCTGACCAAGTCGGGGTTGGTCTTCATCACCGACCAGTCGACGAGCAGCTTCTCGTCCAGTGCCTGCATCTCAGCGCCCTTTGCCGTCGGCACGCGCGTCGATGCTTCCATCGGTGCCGACGTCCCCTCTGGAGTGGGGAGAGGCGTCGGTTCCTGCCTCGGCGACGGCATGCCCATGCTCGCCAGACGACCCGGCTTCCAGCCGGCGACCTGCTTGGCAGACTTGAGCAGCTTGAGCAACTCGGCGGCCCGCTTCTTCTGGTTGCCTGCGCCTTCCTGCTTGGCGATCGTGGCCGCCAGACGCTCGTCGGTGATGCTGCCGGCGGCCCACTTCGCCGCGTCAGGACCGAATCGATCGGCCAGCACGCCGATCTGGCGCAGGGCGGCGGCCTGCTGCCGGCGAGACAACATGCCGCCGAAGCCCGCCGGCTGCTCCGCGCCGTACACGAACGACTCCAGCTGCTGGCGCTCGGCGTCGGCGATCGTCGCGGCTGGGTCGGTGAGCAGATCGAGCGCCTCGGTGCGGCGGCGCTCCAGGTCGGGGTCCACGGCAGCAGGGGCTGCCTCTGCCGCAGCAGGCTCCTGCGTCGTGGCGACAGCGCTCTCTGGCCGGTTCTCCCAGATGATCCCCTCGGTCGCGGCAGCCTCGGACAGCGACTTGCCCTCGTCGATGGCGACGCCCTGAAGGAACAGCACCTCGACCTCTGCGGCGTCTGCGGCGTCCTGGCGGCCCTGCTCGGTGTCGGGGAACTTCCCGCTGGCGACGTACTTCTCGGCCAGCTGCGCGACGGCTTGGTCGCGCGCGGTGTCGTTCTGGTCCTGGGTCAGCTGCGACGCCGGGATGCTCATCACGGTGGCGTCTGCGGGGGTCATGACCGTCGCGATGCCGCCGACCTGCTCTCCAGCCGGCGGCGTCTGCTGCGGCAGCGCGGCTTCTGTCTCCAGGAACTCTTGCAGCGCCTTCTCGCTCTGCTGCCGCTCGGCCTTGGTCATGCCGTCGGCGAAGAACTTCAGCAAGCCCTGCGTCTCCAACCCCAGGCCGATCCGCTTGCCGGCGAAGTGCTCGACGAAGTCGGCGACCGAGATCTTGACGTCGACCGTGTCGTCGACGGCTTCGTCGACTTGCCGCGCCACATCGGGCAGCAACTCGCGCAGCGTCCGAGTCGCACGACCATCGCCGACGGCTCCTTCCTCGCGAGCCACGCGCGACGGCGACGCGCCTGTCTGCGCAGCGACGTCGGCACGCTCGAAAGCATCGGCCTGCTCCAGGGCGTCGCGCATGTCGCGGACGTTGACGTACACGTTCTCGATGCCGTCACGCTTCAGGATCTTGCCAAGGCTCTCGGCGGCGGCGGCGGGCGCGTTCGCCATCACCTCTGTGCTGCGCATCTCGTTGAGGGCCGTCGTCCACTTCTTGGTCTGGTGCTCCGAAGCTCGGGCAAATGCCCTGTCGCGACGCAGCCGCCACGAGGCACCAGCGATCGACAGCGGGGCGATGCCGACGGCTGCCGCACCCATCTCGGCCCATGCCTCCGACCACATCTGCTCGCCCATCGCCGACCAGTCGAGCCGGTTGCCGTAGGCTGGGTCGGAGTTGGCGCGCGCGACGTGATCGCCGGCAACCATGACCGCCTTCTGCAAGCCCTCGGTCAGGGTCTCCATGCCCCACGACGTCAGCATGTTCTTGCGCCACGCTGCCCATGCCTGCTTCTCGGTGACGTTCTCAAACGTCTTGGCCGCACCTCGCAGAGCACCGCGAACAAGCTGGCCGCGCCACGGCTGCGACACCGCCTTGAAGCCGACGGCGTCGATAGCGCCAGCAGCGACCGAGGCAATCGCCAGGGCCGGCGCTGCGCTGCTCAGGTCGATGGGTTCCTGCCCGGCGCTTACGCGATCTGCGTTCTCCAGGGACAACTCTGCCATCGCGGAACCGAACTCAAAGCTCGACGCGAACGCGCCGCCGGCAAGCGGGGCCGTGATGAACGCAAGGGGGCCAGATACCGCAGCAGTGCCAAGGGACACAGCAGCCGTTTCTGCCACGAACATCGACGTCTGGATCACCGTCTGCCCAGCCCACGAGAACCAGCCGTCGTTCTCGTCCGACAGCAGGTTCTGCATGCGGCTCAGGTACTTCAGCCGCTCGATGGTCGCCGGGTCGCCACCGTTGGCGAACGCTTCCATGCCCAGCGTGCTCGTCTCCATCTGCGCCAGCTGGCCCTGCACCTGCCGGCCAAACCAGCCGAGACCGCTGATCTCCGCGCGCGCCAGATTGTCGCCTTCCTGGCCGAGGATCTTCGACCACTGCGGGTCGGTCATCAGGCTGTACGCCAACGGAGCCGTCTGGCGGATCTCCTCCAGCCTCTTCCGCTGGTAGTTCGCCATGTCGGCCATGACCTCGGGGCTGCGGTCCGCAACCATCGGATCGATGCCGCGATCCTTCGCGAACTGCTGCGCCTGCTGGTACAGGGCCACGTCCTGCTTCAGGCTCTGCTGCCACAGCGTGAACACGTCGGCCTCCTGCTGCGGAGGCTCGTTGTGCGGCGCGAGAACCATGCGCGGCGCGACGTCTTGCAGCGGAGGCGGCGCAGAGGCTCGCATCTGCTCGGCCTGCTGCGACAAGCCCTGCTGCGCCACTTCTCGCTGCGGATCCTGGAACGGAGTCAGGTCGGTCATGGTCTTGTCAGAACCCTAGCGGAATGCGGCTGATCGCTTGCTGTTGAGTTGCAGAAAGAGCACCAGCTGCTCGCTGCTCTTCCGCCGTGCGGCTCTGGATCGCCCTCTGGCGAATCTCGATCGCGCTTTGCAGGGTCGGATCCGTGCGAACGAACGCTTCCAGACCGCCAGGGAACATGGCGAAGCCGTGCTGCTTCTCCCAAGCATCCCGCTTGTCCTTAGACGTCAGCAGTTCGCGCGCCAGCTTGTGCTTGTCCACGAGGTACTGGACAAGCCCGTGCTCCTGATTCCCGTCTCCGATCGCCGCGTAGACGTAGGTCGGCTGGATCGTCGTGCCGATTCGCAGCGCGTCGTTGCTCTCGTTAAACGACGTGATGAGGCCGTGCAGCGTCGTGGGCTTGTTACCAATCGTTCCTTCCACGACCGGCATCGGATCGATCGACCCCGGCTTTCGGAGCGCGCCCAGAGAGCGGACTGGCACCAGCGCAGGCTCGCCGTCCTGCATGATCGGCACCATCGCGTTCTGCAAGCGCTCCTTGGACGGAAGGCCGCGCTCCAGTGCTTGCACGGTGTCCAGGCTGGCGGGGACAGGAATGCGAGATCCGCCACCCGTGTACTCGACAATGCTGCTCCGGTGTGCGTTCAGGATCGCCTGCATCTCGACGATGCTCTTGGCACCCAACGCTTGCTCCTTCAGTTCGCCTTCTTCCACCTCTCGGATGTGGGATACCCTGTCCTTCTCTTGCGTGTCCGTACCAGCGGCACGAACCGCACTCGCGAACAAGGCGTTCAAGTGCGCCTTGATCAGGGTATCCTTCTCGCGCGTCGCGACCGCATCGTCTTCGCGCTGCCGGCGCATCTCAGCCTGCTGCCTGAGAAACTGCTGCTCCTTCTCGACCTGCGCTCGCTCGTTCACGGTCCCGTGCAGCGTGGCGAGCTTGGACAGCGAATCGTTGCTGAGTTCAAACCGCAGCGCGTTCTCGATTGCGCTCCAGTCCTGACCAACCAGAGACGACGGATCCGACCGCAGGCCGCGCATGGTCTGCACGCCGAACGAGGTGTCGCTGAACAGGACACCGTTGTTGACCATGTTGCGCAGCTGCTCGGCCTGACCAGTTGCCTCGGCACGCCTGCGAAGCTCGGGAGGGACGTCCTCCCAGATCATGGCGTCGGGAGACGTTCCGACGGCTCCTGCAATCGCAGAGCCAGAGCCTTGCATCTTGGTCCACCAGTCCACGACAGCCTGCCGCGTCTCGCGAATCTCTCGCTGCTCGCGCCGTGCCTCGACCACCTCGTACTTGTTGATGCGCTGCTCCAGTCGGTCGTACACCTCCTGCTTCACATCGCCGGCAACCAGCATTGAGTCGAGTCGCTCGGACATCGCGGCCGGCGACAAGCCCTCTGCGCGCCACGCACGGAACTGCTCAAACTCCTCCGTGCCGACCTGCCGGTCCTTGATGTCGGCCTCGTACTTCTGCGCAGCAGCCGGCAGGATCTCGCCGTTCTTCATGGCCGCGTCGAGGTACGCCTTCGCCTTGGCGGGCTGATCCTTGAACGCATCGAGCACCTGCTCGTGCATCTGCCCCATGATCCTCGTGCGGTACTGCTGGTAGGGGCTGTCCTTGGCGTCGCTGTACGGCAGCTGCAACAGCCCGGCCTGATCGCGAACCGCTCGGTCCAGGCCGCCCTTCGCAAGGCCGTATGGGTTGTCGGGGCCTTCTGGGGCGAAGTAGGCGTCGCGTGCCAGCAGCGCCTCGTTGGCGAACTGCTGCATGCGCGCCGTGTTCTGCGCTCCGTCCCAGACCTTGATCTGGTCGTAGTAGTGCGACTGGATCGCCTGCTGGTAGCTGCGCATGCGGCGATCCGCAGCCATGCGGAACATCGACCGCTGCGTGTCGTTCTGGAGCAGCTTCTCGGCTTCTTGCCGGCGCTTCGCCAGACCATCGGCCAGCGGCTTGTACCCATCGACGGCCGACTTGCCGGCAAGCGATCGGAACTTCGTCAACTCCTCGACGGCGAAGTCCGCAAGCAGGCTCTCGGCCTCCTTCGTGCGGGCGTTGTCGATCTGGTTCTCGATGCGACTCAGCCCATCGCCGAGGGCTGCCACGCCCGCGCCCATCTGGGCGACCATCTGGCCGGTCGGGTCTTGGAACGGAACAACGCGACCAGCCTGAGCTACGGGCTGGCCCTGCGGCTGAATGCCGACGGTCGGCGTGTAGATGTCGGGAATGCGCGGCATGGGTTACTCCGAAAGACCCTGCGAGGAGGCCCAGGCCGCCCAGCGGCGGTCGGCAGCCCTCTGGCTCAGGTACTGTCCGGCACCCGTCAGGAGCGACGGCATGGCCCCGGCCACGGGGTTCAGGGCGCGTGCCTGCATGCGCAGGCTGCCGGCGCTGGTCTCTGCCAGCAGTCCCTCGTTCGCCGCGTTCACGCCCTGCATGCGAGCGGCGTTCGCGGCACGGACGGCATTGGCGTCGATCGTGAAGCGGTCGATCTCCTTCATCAGTTCGATGCTCGCCATGGTCTCGGCACCGCTTCCGACGTCGGCGCGAATGCCGCGAGCGCCCATCGTGGCGCGAGCCGCCTCCCGCACTTGGCCGGCGCGCATCGTCGCCTCCATCGCCTGCTGCCTGCCGGCGGCGATGATGTCCGCCGCCTGCCTCTCAGCCGCGCGCGCGTTGATCTGGCTCATCTTGCCCTGGAACTCCAGGGACATGGCTTGCTGCTTCAGCTGCGTCTGCTGGCTCTTCAGAGCGTAGAACTGTCCGATGACCTGCTGCGTCGTGCCAAGGACGGCAAGGGCAGCGCCCCACGTCATCCCGCTGTCAGGTGGGGCTTCCTTCTTCGGTTGCGGCGTTACAGCCGAGTCGTTGGGAAACGTGTAACCCTCGCGCCAAGGGCCGGGCTTGCTGCCCTCCAGCATCACTCCTGGCATCTCCAGGCCGGCGGGGTCTTGCAGCGCCACAGGGGCTTCCATCGGAGACTGCTCGGCGACGACCTCTGGAGCGGCCACAGGAGGCTCAGAGCCAGCCGGAAGGACACCAGCGTCCTGCACGCTAACCATCTCGACCAGCGCAGGATCTTGCGCCTTCAGCATGCCGGCGGCGTCTACCTGCTTCATGTCGGAGAACGGGCGCGGCGGCGGCTCGTAGGCGTACCGCTTGGCGGCCTCGACGCGCAGCGCGCCCTGCCGGCGAGCGCGCTCCACGCTCGCGTCTGCCAAGTCCTGCCGGAACATCTGCAACTGCCGATCGGCTGGCCCCACCTTGGCTGCCGGCGGCAGCCCGTAACCGCTGCGCATCACCTCGGGGGCAACGTAGTCGCGAACGTGACGAAGAGCCTGCCGCTCTGCCGTCAACGGGTCGATGCCTCGGCCGATCAGCTGCTGCTTCATCAGCCCGGCCTCCCGGCGAAGCCGCAACTCGATCATCGCTTGCGTGAGTGGGTCCATCAGCCTCCGATCGCGACCTCGTAGGTCATGCCAAGGATCGTCATGGGGTATGGCGTCCTGTGGCGGATCGTCACTTGACCACTATTCCGCCAGGATCCCAGAAGCGTCACGTCGATCTCCTGCATGTCTGTGCTCTGCGCAGATGCCGGCGGATTGCCAGGGACCAGCAGAGAGCCGGTCGGCCCGATCGACACCTTGCTCGCGGACGACACCTTGAGCCATGCCTTGTTGATGTTCTTGGCCCGGCCCTGGCCCATGCCGTCGATCTGCATCGCAGCGGGGACAGTCACGATCTCGCTCGTGTACTTGATGCCGACGACTGCCGTGGCCGCGATCGGCCGCACGGTGCCGTCCAGAGAGATCTGCCCGTTCTCGACGGTCAGGTTCTCCAGCAGGATGCCGTCTGCGACGACGTCGACCGTCAGACCCTCCAGGTGCTCCAGTTGCGTGATCGTGCTGAAGCCGATGTACACGTTGCCGGCCGCCGGCAGCTGCGTGTAGGCAGCGCCCCACGTCCCCACCGGGGACAACGTGAACGAGTTGGCGTTGTTGTAGGTCGCGATGCCGATCAGGATCGGACCAGCCGGCGACCCGACCTGCACGACCACAGTCGTTGGCGAGACGTAGCCGTGGTTGGCGTAGGCAATCACCAGCGACTCCGGCGACCCCTTGGCGTAGGTGCCAAGTTTCTGCTGGAGCAGCGCGCCGTCGCAGTAGATCGATTCGGGTGCGACATCCTGGTTGAGCGGGGCCATGCGCTCGACCGTTCGGATGGTCGACGCGCCAACCGTCCTGCGCACAACGGCCCACAGCCGGTCCTGCTGCCCGTCTGGGATCACCGCCACCGACTCAACCACACCGCCGACGTCGTGCTGGTGCCAACCTCCGACCTGCTCCTCGGGAACGTAGGTCAGGCCGAGCAGCTTGCCGCTCGTGCTCACGAACCAGAGCACGGGGACAGGCGACTTCTGATAGGCGGCGTCGACGATGCTGTAGTCGTCGAACAGGTGCGGCGCGCGCAAGCTCAGGTCGCCCGTCACGAATCCCTGCGACTGGAAGTTGAACCCCAACTCGCGAACGTGCCCACCGCGCGCAGCGCAGAAGATCGCGCTGTTGTTGACGATGATCGGCTGGACGGCGTTCGCGCCGTTGTAGCTCTGCGGGCGCACGCTGATCGTGCTCGGGGTCAGAGCCTCGCTGTTGATCGGGCTGACGCGCCACTCGCTGGCGTTGGTCAGCAGCAGCAACTCGCCAAGCGGGACGATGTGTCGGATCCTGTTGGCCTCGCGGGCGGCGACCTCGACCTCGATCCGGTCGGAGTCGTTGCTCGGGAGCCGGTACGAGAACTCCGTCTCGGTGAACGGCTTCGACAGGTACAGCTTGTTCGGCTCGTCGAGCGCGCCGGCAAAGCACTTGCGCTGGTCGAAGTACGCAACGGCACCGGGGTACAGCCCCGCCGCGTTGAACACCGACTCGACGTATGGCGGCGTCTTGCTGAAGTCGGGTGTGATGTTGTCGTCGACGAAGCTCGTCGTCTCGCTGTTGCCGATGAAGCCGAACAGCCCGCTGACCTCCTTGTAGACGTTGTACCGAGTCGCGCCAGGAACAGCCGACCACGTCAGCGTGTTCTTGCTGCCGATCGCCAGGAGGTTGTTGGTCGCAGTGACAGATGCAGACGCTGGGCCTTCTGCGTCGTCGATCTCTGCCGTCACTCGGTACGTCGCGAGCGCGTCCTGCACGCTGGTCACGAACTGCAACAGCCCGCACCTGCCGAGCGCGTACTCCGTCTCGCGAGGCTCGTAGTGCCCAGATGCCTCCGACGTCGTGGACACGCTGCGGCCGTTCACGAGCACGGCAAATGCTACGAAGATTGGAGCAACCAAGCCGCCAGTAAGTTGACTACCATCGTCCAGGAACAAGCGGAACCGCTTCGTGGTTGCGAAGCTCGGGTCGAGATCCAAGTACGCAATCGCGCCGAGCGGTATTGCGGCAGTTGAGTTGGAGTCGCAGATGCGAACGCCGGTTCCGTTCCTCCACCACGAAGCCGACTCGTACTCCAGGGTATTCAGCTGGAACGGGTAGGTGTTCGTGCCCGTCGTCTTGGTCGCGGTGATTCGCTGGTAAACGTAGCCCTCGTCCTCCAGGCGTTGCAGGTAGGCGACGTCCTCGGACCACAGGCCGCCGAATGCGTTGCCGCCGCTCGATCCGTTCAAGATGGTGTTGGTGTTCACCATCTGGCTCGTCTGCGACGGCTCGGATGCGACCACGAAGAACTTGTCGTGCAGCAGCGGGAAGTGGTCGCAGCGGCAGTACACCAAGTCCCCCTTGCTAAACTTGTGCTGCGACGGGCCGACGACGTTGATCCAGTGCCGGTCCATGCCGCTCACGGGCGCGTCGCTGTTGGCCCAGTCCCATCGCCATGCCATGCCGTAGGTCGGCGTTGCCGTCACTCCTGTGACCTGCGGCGTCGTGTTGAACACGGAAGCCGTCAGAGACCACGCAGTCGAGCCAAAGCGTGAAAGCTCGCGCACCGGGTGATTCGGGTGCGCAAAGGAGACGACGTCGAAGCTCTGCGTGTACGTCAGGTCGAAGATCTCCGACTCCAGGTAGCTGTGCTTCAACTCCAGGGCCGTCGAGAACTGCTGGAACCACAGAGCGTCGAGGCTGGTCGAGGTGATCAACCCCAGGCCGGCGCTGCTGTAGATCGGAACCGTCGCAAGGTAGTTGGCACCGCTGTACGTCACGACGGAGCCGACGTCGTAGAACTTGTCGACGGTGTTCGTCCCCGTGCCGGCGGTCGTGAAGGCGATGCGCGAACCAGTCGGCGACGCCTTGAGGAAGAACCCAGTGCCAGCAGTTGGGATGTCGTAGTCGACGTAGTACAGCGTGTTCGGCGACAGCTGCGGCGGAAGCGCCCCGCCCGTGTTGCGGAAGCACACCACTTCGTTCTGCGCAAACGGAGGAGTGGCCGGCGGCGTCCCTGTCCACGACGCCGACGAGACGCGCAGCTGGCTGCTGACACCGCTGAACGTCACCGTCGTGCCAGGGATGTACGTCGTCGGCGTCGCGTGCTGAAGCAAGCCGCTCGGCAAGTGGAACCGCATCGTGCCGAAGCGCGCGGTCTGGTTCACTCCATCCCACGCGCGAAGCTCGATGACCAAAGCCTGATCGACCGAGAACTGGAACGGGATCAGGCGGCTCTTGGTCGTGCGTGGATCGCCAGCACCTCGGGATGTGTTCGCGCGGAACTCAAACCCAGGACGCTTGACGAGTACGCCCTGCGGTCGCAGCACCCAGTTGTTGATCCTGGCCGCGCCGTTCTGGTACTTGACGTCGTCGATCCTGCCGAACATCTCCGGCGAGATCTCGCCGCCCGAAAAGCCCTTTTGGTAGATGCGCGTGTTCATCGACCGCTGATCCACGGCGCGGTGTGGCTCGTGTCCGTCCGACGCTGATTCGCGTCGCTGGCAGCCGCCTTGCCGATGTAGAACTGCACCATCTGCAAACAGCGCTTGGCCTCGGCAGCGCCGACGTCGCCCTTCAGGATCGGGCCGGCGAGCTTGCTCGCCAACATCCACGACAGCGACGTGATGAACAGCGGCGGGTAGTAGCCCGGCGTGTACACGAACTTGGTGTACCGAAGCTCGGCGTCCTCGACGTCGGTGTACAGCACCATCGAGCCTGCTGCGTTCTGCTCGATCGTGTACTCGTATGGCTCGCGCGTCGTCTGATCGACGTAGCGGTCTTTCATGCCTTCAGGAATGACCTGCAAGGTCTTCAGCACGGACGGCGGGTAGACGTAGCTGTAGCCCCAGCCATCGACTTCGTTCGACGGCGTCGTCGTCAGAGCCACGCGCGCGGTCGCGAACGACCACGCATGCATCTCCAGCAGTTCGTCGACCGCTCGGTTGTAGAACTGGACGCACAGCAGCGACTGCGCAGATCCGTCGGGAGGGGAGATGCTCTGCACAGCCGCCGACTCGCCGATGTGCGCCAGTGCAAGGTTGCAGATGTCCAGTGCGGTGACCACGCAGCGTCCCTCGACGAAGATGTTGTACGGTGCCCAGTGCTGTAGGAAGAACGACTCGTAGTTGCGGGGAGTGACAAGCGTCCCTGCGATGACGACGTCGTTGAACGTGATGTCGTGCGGCGTGTTGAGCCGGTCGCGACCGATGATGCGCGACATCCGAGCAGGGACATGCGTCGTCGTCAGCCCATCAAACAAGAAGGAACTGATCGATCCGGCCTTGTCGGCAGAGATGAGCGTCCCGCCGAGAGACTGCGACAGGAACGGGTAGTACGCATTCTCCAGCGTCAGAAGAGCCTGCGGGATTGGTCCGTCCACAAGGCAGTCCCTGACGACGACGTTGTGCCTTCCCCATCCAGCAGGATCATTGTCCGATCCATCAACCCATGTCTTCAGAATGCTGCTGGTGAGCGAAGCGGGTGCGCTGTACCCAACAAACGGTTGGTAGGCTCCAGCCTGCGCGCCAGTGTACAGATCCCCGCCCCAATCTCCCTCCAGGCCGAAGTGCGTGAACGTACAGCCTTCGACCAGCGTGGACGGCGTGTACGTTGTCGCCGCAGATGACGGCAGGTTGAAGTAGCTAAACACGATGTTGGCGGCTTGCGTGTTGATGACGTAGGTGTCCGTCACCGTCGTCACTCCATCGTTACCTGCCAACACGAGTCCGTCGTCGCCTGCCATGACGAAGCAGCGGTCGATCGTCCTCGTCGGAATGGACGCATTGTTGACGGACAACCCCATGCCGTCGCAGTTGTAGAACCACGGGGTGACAACCTTCACCAACGAGCAGCTGCTGATCCCTTCGCCGAACGTGTAGAACGGGCCGCCGACGATTGTGACGTCCTGCATCGACATGGATGGGAACGACGAGTCGCCACCATCGCCTCCGAAGCGGCCAACAACCATGCTGAACGTCAGCTGCTCCTCAAACGTCAACGGCTGTCCAGGATTGATGTGGACGTTGCCTGCTCCTTGGACCTTGGATGCCCAGTCGGCGTCGCTGCACCACTCGCCACTCAGCACGCCAGGGCCGCGAATCACCACGTCGTTCGACTGCCGCAAGTCCAGCGAGCCGACGACCCACGCTCCACGCTCCAGCCAGATCTCGGTGTACGGGCCGACGCGCCACAGCGTCGACGCGAACTCTCGCGTGGCGACAGTCGGAAGCGCAGTCGTGACCGACCCGGCCGTCGTCGGAAGTGTGTGGATGCCGGCGGGGAACTTCAGGATCGCAGGGCTGCCTACGGTTCCCGAAGGTGCCCCCGACGCCATGGTGCCGGCGTTGAACGTCACGGCACCGACGGGCGTCGTGGCGGCGATCGGGTCGCTCCACACCATGACCGGATACCGCGTGTCGCCGTTCGCGACGATGTACAGCTTCGCCCCTGCGGGGACCGTGAGCGTCAGCTGGTTGCCGGACACGATCGGGCTGACCGACGCCGTCGACGGTCTGATCGTGTAGCTCGTGATCGAAGCGCTGTACTGCAAGCGCACCGTCCTGGACGCCGAGTCACTGCCGAAGCTCGTCCACGACATCTCGGCCTGCTGACCATTCGCCCACTGCGTCGTGGTCATCCCGCTCGCTCGCGTGAACCCGTAGACGTGGTTCGCCTGCAAGACGTTCGCGTCGTCTGAGACGGAGCAGAGCCACCGAGTGCTGCCTCGATCGTTGGCGTACAGGGGGCCGCCGTTCGGCGTTCCAGTGGGACCGAGATCTCGCTGTAGTGGCATGGGATCGCCGAAACGCAGGCAGAGCCTGACCACTCTGCCTGCATGCCCCTCAACTCGTCCTCGTCTGCCTGTCGCGACGCCGGTCAGAGCGTCACGACCGCGATGCTCAGACCGGGTTCGGCAGCGTCGCGATCGCGTCGGCGTGGTAGGTCACGCCGTCCTGCGCGTCGATCACGATCTGCGCCGAAAGGTTGCCGGCGTTGCTGCCCGTGTGCGTGCCCGTCGCGACGTACTTCAGGTAGACGTAGCGCTTGTAGCGAGCGCCGGGGGTCTCCAGGTTGGACGCTCGCGGAGCCGGCAGCGGCAAGATCAGCTGCACGGGGAGGCCAGCAGCGGTGGCCGCGACGAGCGCAATCGCTGAGGTCGAGGCGAGGACGTACTCGCCAGAACCGACCGTGCCGGCGACGCCGCCGCCAGCGCCAGCCGTCGCCGCGACGCTCGCGGTGTCCGCTGTGAACACCTGCACGGAGACGTCGTTGCCGCCCGCGAACGCTCCGGTGCGGGTGATGACGATCTTGAGTGCCGTGCCCTCGGCGAGATCGCGGTCCACTCCGAAGTCGAGTGACGCGGAGATGTAGGTGCCGTTGGAGGTGATCGCCGGGTTGGTGATGGTGAGGAAGTTGTCGACGTACATGTTGGTGCTCCTTGGGATCAGGCCGGGACCAGGGTCTCGGTGTTGTCGATGGCGTCGCAGCAACGGATCGGCACGCCCAGGAACGTCAGCCACGACTGCGGCTGCCCGAACTGCGTGATCGACTGCTGGATGTTGAGCACGCCGTTGCTCCGATCCATCGCCTGAAGGGCGAGGCCGGTGTGCGCGGCGCGGTTCATGTAGAACACGGGGCGACCCATGTTCTGGTTCGGCAGCTTGTACAGCGCCCGCAGCATCAGCTTGATCAGGAGCGTGGTCGCGTTGGCCCCCTGCGAACCGTTCTGACCACCGAGGTCGGCGACCGGCAGGTTGCAGATGCGCACGACGTAGCGCCAGTCCTTGTTGACCAGCCCGCCCTTCCACTGGTAGCGCGTGGAGAGCGCCTGCATGCGGTTGACACCGTCGTAGACGGTCTGCTCGCCGAGATCCTCGTGGACGAGGCCGGCCTTGCTGCCCTTCGGGAACGGGCAGTACAACGTGTTCTCGCCCCAGCAGGCGAGCCACACCGACGTGCCGGCCGAAGTCGTCGCGCGGATGACGTTCTCGCCCACCGTGCCCGACGCCGTGGAGTAGCGAGCCGTGAGGCCCAGGAACTCCTGCGGAGCCGTCTGCGGGTTGCCGTAGAACAGCGTCCGCGCCCAGCGCTGGTTCATCGCCTCCAGGAACGCCACGTCCTCGGACAGCCGGAACTGCGAGGTGTTGCCGTTCAGCATCGCGAGATCCTTGTCGATCTCCGAGCGCGCCTCCAGGATGGCGCACGCCTCGTCGACCTGCGTGGTCGTCGACTTGCTGTTCGGGATGCCCTGGTTCAGGGCGCGGTAGTACACGTCCGGCAGGCCCGTGCGGATGACGACGCGCTCGCCCGTCGGGAGGTTGCCCTCCTTCCAAACGGCGTCTTGCAGGATCTCGTTGCGCTGGCTCAGAAGCTCCGCGATCACCGGCGTGTTGCCGTTCGGATCGGTTCGCTTCGCCCAGTCGAGCAGGGTCAGTCGAAAGCTCATCGGTCAGGTCTCACTTCTTGGTTGGGTACAGAGCGTCCGCGTAGGTGCTGAAATCGCCGGACTGCACGCTCTGGGCAGCCTGACGGGAACCGCCGACGTAGCGGTCCGTGTCGATCGCCTTGCCGGCCTTGAGGAAGAACCGGATCACCTCCGGGTGATTCCCGAGGCCGGACTCGTTGAGCAGGTCGCGCAGTGCCTGCGATCCGAACGCATCGAGTGCCTTCTTGGCGGTCGCCAAGTTCTCCTGGAGCTTCGCGCCGCCGAACTCCTTGTCGGCCTTGCTCGTCTCCATCCACTCGGTGCGCATCTGCTCCAGCTGCTTGCTCTGTCGCTCCTGCATCGCAGGCGCGACCCGATCGAGCAGCTTCTGCGCTGCTTCCGGTGCCAGCTGCAACTCCTTGGCGGCATCCCCGTAGGTCTTCAAGACCTCCGCGTCGAACGAGACGCCCTCGGGCGACTTGAACTCGTACGACGGCTCCACCTTGGCCTGAGCCGTGGTGGTGGTGTTGCTGCCTTGCTGCTGCTGCCCGGCCTGCTGCTGCGACTCCGGTGCCTTGGAGGTCACGAGAGTCGTCGCGGTGGCGGCTCCTTCACTGGGGTTTGCGGACGCCATCTGCGTTGCGGTCATTGTGTTCCTTCACCATGGTGGTGTAGTGCTCAGGGCAGTGCGTGTGGATCAGGGCCAGCATGCGGTTGCCGAAGTTCCGAGTGCCCTCGGCGAATGCCATGTGCATCGCGTTGGGGTTGAACGACAGACGGAACACGCCGCTCTGATCCAGAAGCCGCCACAGGATGCGACGGCCCCGCTTGCTGCTCATCAGCCACCGGATGTCCGCCTCCTCGGATTCAGCTGCCAGCTTCTCGCGAAGGAGCCGCTCGGCTCTCTCGCGATCCTGGGCTGCCGTGTCGTGCGGGTCGTAGTGGCTCACGGTCGGACGGTATGGCCGCCGCCGGCAACTACGGGCACGCGCGGGCAGCTAACCAGCGCGCAAGGTCTCAAGGTCGGCAGCGATCTGCGCCATCTCGGCGTCGATCTGCTCGATGCGGCCGACGTCACCGAGGCGCAGTGCGCATGTGCGCTGCGTGCCAAGGTTGACCAGCGCGGCCTCGTACAACTCGATGCGTTGGGCGGTGTCCATCAGATCACCATTTGGCGCAGGTGGATTGCCGCCGTGTTGTGCACCATGTGGACGTAATAGATCTCCGTCGCGCCGTCCTTGTAGATCACGTCGAACGCTGTGTCGCCGACGATCGCCGCGCCCTGCGGGTACAGCATCGTTGACCACGGGAACATCTCAGACCGGGCGAAGTCGAACGCGAACCAGCGGCCCGTCACCTCCTTCTGGAGGTAAAGGATGCCGTCGATCAGCGCGTACTTGCTGCCCGTCGTGAACGTCTCCGCGTTCGGCGAGTAGGTGATCGTCGCCCAGGTGTTCGCCGCGATGTCGTAGCGGTGCAGGGCCGCCGTGCCCGCGCCCTGGAACGAGTAGATGTAACGCCCGTTCAGGATTGCCGACTCGTTCGTCCAATCCGTCTCCGACGCGCTGTGTACCCAGTGCGCGCTCATGCCCGCGCCAGGAGCCGCCGCACGCGCCGCACCGGGCGACAACGTGCTCCAGGTGTTCGCCGTGATGTCGTAGCGGTACAGCGTGACCGCGTTGTTGCCGAGGTAGTACAGGAAGTTGTCGTTGCCCTCGATCGCGTAGACGCTGGTCGCGTCCGGCGTCGCGGTCCACGTCGCAACGGTGAGCGTGTCGGCGGTGTTCGCCGTGATCGTGCGGATCTGGCCCGCGCCGGTGCCGCCGGTGATTCGTACCTGCGAGTTGATCCACTGCGACGCCGTCCAGGTCTTGCCCGTCTGCACGAGCGTCGTGGCCGTCGCGCTCGTCGCGGTGCCGGTGGCGAACTGCTTGAAATCGCCGTCGATGATCGACGGCGTGGCCACCAGCTTGCCGTCGGTGCCGAGCGACGCCGCGAGTCCCGCCTGCGCAAGCGTCGTGTAGGTGTTCGTCGCGTAGTCGTAGACGCGGAAGCTGCCGGAGGCGAGCGTGCCACCAGTCAGCAGATACCAGCGCGGCGTCAACAGGCGGTACACCGTCGAGGCCGAGAACGCGCTCGCCTGCGTCGCTACCGTGATCACCGCCGACGCGCCCACCGTGTTGCGCACGATGTCGAGCACCGCACCGTTGTTCGGACCCGACAAGATGTGGATCTTGTAGCCGCGAAGATCACGCGCCAGCGTCTGGTTGGTCGTGATCGTGCTCGTCGTGCCCGCCGTCGCGGTGAGCGACGCCGCGCCAACCGTCGAACCCGTAGACCATGCGCTAGCCACCGCCGCCGCGCCCGCTGCCAGCGCGGGAGTCAGTGCCGGGGACGCAAGCAGCACCCATCCGTCCTCGCTCGGGTTGTAGATGTACGCCTCCGTCGCGCTGCGGAGGAAGAACTGCTGCTGCCGGAAGTGCCGCGACGAGGCGATGCACGATGCGGCGGCGGTGGCGACTGGAGCGGGGGCGCAGAACTCCCACCGCTTCATGTCGAGGATCTTGCGATTGCCGTTCGTTGTTGCCATGTGTCAGGTCACCGAGATGTTGCGGCGCAGATTGTCGGACTGCATGTGCAGCAGCGCCGGAACGTAGTCGTTTGCGGCGAAGCCGCCGATCTGCGTCTGGTTCGTCAGTGTGCTGACGGTCGTCACCGTCGCGAGCGTCTGTGATCCTGCGATGCTGGCGGTGACGGCGAGGTTGGCCGCCGTCGGCTGCCTCGCCTCCATGATCGGCCAGCCCTGCGCAGACGGCAGCGACTGGCCGATGCTCCGCGTCAGCGAGTGGACCGCCATGCGCAGGGCCTCGATGGATTCGACCAGCTCGCCGTACGCGGCGATCGGCAGCGGGTTCGTCGCGCTGGTGTCCGTCGCGGTGCCGTCCGCACCATGCACGGGCTTCACGCGCTGGAAGAGAACGCCGCCGATCTCGTCGGCTGCGACCGTTGCGCCGCTTCCCGGCGTGTATCCTACGTTGTCGGCCATGGTCAGACGTACTGGAGGTAGATGTCGCCGTCAGCGCCGCCGGTCGGCGACGCGGTGCCTTCGGAGATGTTGCGGTTGACGGCGGACTTGAAGCCGAGGTTGGCGAAGTTGGATGCGGTGGCCGTGCCTTCGATCAAGGCGAACGCGTCGACCGTCGACTCGATCTCTTTGTACGCGACATCCGTGTCGTCGCCGATCAGCACGTAGTTCTTGCTCGGCGCCTGGATCTTCGCGTAGGTGACAGCGTTGTCGGCAATCGCCGGCGTGCTTACGCCATTGGTAGCGATCGACAACGTCGTTCCGCCTGCCGTCTTCGTCACGTCGCCCGTGAAGGCCGTCGTCTGGATGCCACCGCTGCCGGTGAACTCGATGCCGCCGCCGACCGTCAGAGCTTCGGGCGATCCAGTGCCTGCCGTGTCGCGTCCGATCAACCTGTCGGTCGCTAGGTTGGCCATCTTTGCCAACGTGACCGCGCCCGTGGCAATCGTGGTCGTGTTGCTGCCGGCGGATGCCTCGACATCGCCAAGCAACTGGCTGCGCCTGATGCCGCTACCGTGGAACTCGACACCATTGCCGACGCCGACTTCCTGCGGCGACCCGGTGCTACCAGCGTGCCGACCAACCAGATGCTGGCTGGTGATGTCCTGCATCTTGGCGAACGTGACAGCCGCATGGTCGATGGTCCACGTTGCGCCAGACGCCGAGACGGTGATGTCGCCCTTGTCGCCGTCCGTCACGCCGCCACCAGTCGCCGCCAACGTGGTGCCGGTCATCGAAAGGCCAGACCCGAGCGTGATCTCTTGCACATCGCCCGATCCGCTGTCGCCACGGCCAAGCAGCCGCGACGCCGCCGAGACGTTCTGGATCTTCGCGTACGTCACCGCGTCGTTGTCGATCGTCCACGTTGCGCCGCCGGCGCTGACCGTGATGTCGCCCTTGTCGCCCGTCGTGAGGCCCGTACCAGCCGCCGCCACGACCGCCCAATACGTCGTCCACGAGCCGCCGACGCCCGGCTCGTCGCCCGCGCTGCTCGTGTGGTCCAGGATGCACACGTAGCTGCTGCCACCGTTCCCGACGACCTGCCCGCGATAGTAGACGGTCAAGACCACGCTCCTTGGTACTGCGAAAGGAAGATGCCGTCGGGGATGGTGCCACCCCACGACCCGGCCCACTGGAGATTGCCACCTGCGCCTCCGCCTCCGCCGCCGCTCGTGGCCCACAGCCGCATGCCGCCATCGGCGTCGCGGGTTACTTCGACTTCCGATGCGCCCGGCGCCTGCGTGCCGTGATTTCCTACGACATTCAAATGGTCCTTCTGCAGAACGACCTTCTCCAGGTCCTCCTCGAGCAACGTCGCCCGCTGCGCGACGAAGCGCCGATGGCCGTCGCGCACTTCCTGCGCGCGCCGTCGGCGGAACGCATCGACGGTGTCCTCGTGCCGCACCCGCAGTGCGACAATCGCGGCAACCGTGCGTGCGCTCAGGCTCGTCATCAGGCTTCCTGAAACGTCACCGTCGCGTGCCAGTTGCTCGTGCCCGTCGGGGCCGTCGGCACGCGCATGACGAACGCCTCGGCGCTGCCGGCGGCGAACACCAGCTGCTCATCGACCGACGGCAGCCAGACGAAGCCGTTGATGTTGTTGAAGGCTTCGTCGATGACCGGCGTGAAGCCGCCAGCGCCTTCGGTCGTGCTCGCCGTGCCAGCCGTGCCAGCCGCCGCCGACGTGCCGCCGGTGATGGCCGAAGCCGCGTCGCTCTCGCTGTGCTTGGCCAGCAGCGGCTGCGTCGAGCCGCCGACGTTGACCGAGGTGAGGCCGGTCGCGTAGGCGCTCGCCTTGCGGCCGAGCTGCACGCGCACCTGCTCGCTCGTCGTCGTGCCGCGCTGCGTCAGCGTCGCGCGCACGACCGACATGGCCTGCGAGGTGTTGGGGCGGATGCAGATGAGCGTCGTCGCGGCCGAGATGGTCACGGCTCCGGTGCTGATGGTGTAGGTGCGCATTAGTAGAGGACTTTGCGGGATGGGCTGATACCGAACTGTCCGACCTGCTGCACGTCCACCCAGAACGTGGCCGAGGTGCCGGGCGTGTAGCCGTCAGCAGACTGCTGCGCCGAGGTGTAATCAATCCAGCGGTCGCGCAGCGAGTTGCTGCCGGTGAGCGATGCCGTGATGGTGCGGACGCGCCGAACCTGCGTGCCCGTCGGGTCGTAGATCGTGAAGCGGTAGCTCTCGACTTCCTCGTCCATCGGGTGCGGCGGCTGCGCGTTGTACGGCAGCACCTGCCGGCACCACTGGTACTGCACCGTGAAGCGCGCCGTCAGCGAGGTCGTGTCGATGACCTTGTTGACCTGCCGCACCGGCAACGGCGAGGCGTTGCGGCGCTCGTTGACGATGCTGATCGGCTCCACATCGTCCAGCGTCAGGCCGGCGGGCACGATCTTGTACGCCAGCGCCGTCGGCGTGATCTCGCCGATGAACTCGCGCCAGAACGGCGAGCCGTCGAGCAGGACCATCCTGGCGCCCGCCGGCCAGGTCTGCGGCGTCGTCCCGCGCAGGCCTCGGTAGTAGTCCTGGATCGTGAAGCGACCGCCGCCCAGCGCCGTCACGGTGCGGAAGCTGACGATCTCGGTCGGCTGCCCGGGCGAGACGATCGCCGCCCAGTTGCTGCCGCGCTCCGTGCGGGCCTGCGTCGTGCTCAGTACCCGGCTCGCCGCGCTGTCGCTGAACTGCCAGACGATGGCCTGGAAGTCGGTCGGATTCACCGGCGAGAACAGCGGGTTCGGGTCGATAATCGTTTCCGCCGACGGCCAGAAGTCGAGCTGCGCCTCGCTGGTGCCGACGACGCTGCGCTCGTCCGTCGTGCCGACGAGGTCGTAGTTCGTCCCGTCCGTGCTCTCGTAGACCGCCGCGCCGGCCCACTGGCCGCCGGTGTGGTCGATGGCGATGTGCAGGCCGGGGATGTAGGCCGTGCTGTCCGTGACCGCCGGCGCGTCCACGATCGTGGTCTCGATGCCCGAGCTGCCGCCCGGCAGGCCAGGCACGAAGCTGGATGCCGACTGCGCCGGCGAGCCGGCCACGGTCAGGTCGAGGTCCTCGGCCAAGGCGGTGATGCTGACTCGGAAGTCGTTGCCGACGTCGCGCTGGATGATGCGCGCGACGTGCGGCCGGCCCTCGTCGTCGGTCCAGGTGACCAGATCGCTTTCGAGCAGGTGCAGGTACGCCGCCGGCAGAACGAAGCGGTACGTGCGGCGGTTGACCCACGCGCGCCGCAGCATCGTCGCCGCGAGGTTGGTGGCCTCGCGCCGCGTCATCACGAGCTGCCGCAGGTCCACGTCCTGCTCGTTCTGCTCGTCCGTGCTTTCCGGCGAGCGCAGGCCGAACGACTGCATGCCGGCGAGCAGCAGGTTGTCCGCGTCCTGGTGCCGCACGTTGACCTGCTTGGGCAGGTCGCCCTCGCCCTTGTCCTCGATCGTCCACTTGTCGTCGGCGGCCTTGTCGCCGTCCAGGCGCGTGCCGAAGTGCGAGATGACCGCGCCGTTGTCGACGGCGACGCTGTCGGCGTTGCGGAACTCGCTGAACGCCAGCACGCCGTCGCGGTCCTGCACCGTGATCTGGCCAGCGATCAGCAGCGGCTGCAGCGCCTGCACGCACGGCACCGCGCCGCGCAGGAAGTAGCCTTGGAAAGGCCGGCTGGTCACGCCGTTCACGTCGATCGCCGGCGACAGCAGATTGCCGCGTTCCCGCAGGAGCGTTTCAATCGCCTGCGGCCAGTCCATCTGATTGTCGACTTCGAGGATGGCCTCGCACGAGTACGGCAACTGATCGCCGAACAGCGTCGAGACGAAGCCGTCGAGGACCTGGTACGCCAGGCCGCGATAGGCGGGCACGTTGGCGGTGCCGAGCGCGGCGTCGAGGATCGGGTCAGTCAGCTGCGAATCGCTGCCGGTGTAGTAGTAGGCGTCCGGGTTCCACGATGCGGCGAAGACGCCGAAGTAGAACGCCGACGTGATGCCGCGAATCGTTGCCGGCGAAAAGTCCGTCAACGGAATGCTGGGATATTGTGTCGGATTGCTCGCGACGAGAACGCCATCAAAGCCAGAACCAATAAGTGCCCACGCACCGGGCGCGGCAACAGTTCCAGGGTTGGTGCTTGTGAGCGATGAGAGCTGTTGTTGCCGGCGATAGAACGTGAATGGAAAATTCGGCCACGTGCTATAGATGTCTGATGAGACCCTTACTTGCTCGTTTGCCTGAAAAACGTTCTGCGGTGTGATATGGCTGTCTGTGCGGAAGTACGCATCCCCGAACGGAAGCCCTGCCGAGGCACCGCTCGCGATGCGTCCTTGAAATGCCTGCACGCTGAAAATAGCATCATCAATGCGCTCGACAGTTGCTGGCTGAAAAGCGGACCCTGCGGTTGCCGCAACTCCTGCCAGCGGCGTTGTTGCATTGAATCGCCGCTGCATCGTCATGCTGCTAGGCGTCGTTGCGCTGTGGTCAGTGATCGCCGTGACCTTGAACGGCTTCAGCAAGACCGGCGTGCCTGCCGTCTGCACCCAATCCCGCAGCTGGACGTAGTCGTTCAGCTTGAACTTCTCGGTGAAGGCCGGTTGCAGCGTGTCGGCCATCGTCAGCACGACATCGGTGCCGTTCGGCTGCGTGAGCGTCATCAGGTGCGTACGCACTTGCAGCTGGTTGCGCGACCGGAACAGCATCAGCCGACCGTTGCCGTACAGCGTGACGAGTCGTTGCGTCGGGCGGTCGTTCAACGCCAGCGCGGCGTCGAAAATCACGCGGCGAAGGCTGGTCTGCGTCCCCGCCTTGCTGCTGCCGCTGGTCTCCTCGCGCGTCTTGCTGTCCTGCCACATGATGTGCGTAGGCACGCGAATGCGCGTCCCGATTGCCCACACCCTTGGCGCTCCTACGTCATTGGATCCGATCGGCGCGTCGAGCAGCCGCTCCGGCTCGTTGCGGTCGCCGGGCTTCTTCTTGAGCGCCGGCATGATGTAGTAGTAGTCGACCAACGCCGCGGCGATGCCGACAGCCCAGCCGACGACCGGCACGGCGGCGAAGACGCCTGCCGCTGCTGCTCCTTGCACGCCTGCGGAAGCCACTACGCCACCCCCCGAATGCGCCAGAACGCCGCCGGCTCGTAGGCCAGCCGCGTGCGCTCCACCACCTTGGCCTTCGCCCAGGCGTGGACGACCCAGACCAGGCCGTCGGCGTCGAGCTGCACAGGGACCACGACGTGCCGCGCGTGCCGGCCGATCATCACCTGCATCATGTGGGCGTCCTCGATGCGCT